TCAAAGTTTCAGCCCCGCCTGGACGCGCTGGTAAATCACCTCCTTCTGCTCATGCCCATCCTGATAATAGGCGGTCATTTCCGGGGTAGCATGGCCCAACAGCGCCTGCACATACTCGGTTGGGAATCCCTGTTGTTCGTACAGCCATGAGCCCAGCGCGCGCAGTTCGTGCATGGTGGGCCGGGCCTTGGGGTTCTCGATGTGATCGTAGGCTTTGGCCAGATCGCGGGCCTTGCGAAACTCTTTGGTCAGGTAGTCATCCGTCACCGCCGACCAGTGCAGCTTGGCCTCGATCTGCTCGCGCTTGCGCGCCCTCGGCCGGTAGCAGATCAGGTACGGGCTGGCGATGGGCTCTTTCAGACACTCCTGAACCACCGCCCGTAGGTCGGCGCCCATTTCAATTTCCAGATGAATGGGCGTGCCGTAGTTCTCGGTCTTGCCGGGGCTGACGCGGATCACGTTGCGGCTCATGTCCACGGCTGCGCGCTCCCAGGTGACTAGATCCTCGCGGCGCTGCAGACTCAGCAGCGCCAGGCGAATGGCACGCTTGAGCCAGGCCGGCGTCGTTTCGGCGTCGAGAATCTTTTGCACGCCTTCGACCGTGTGGCGCTGGCGCACCTTGTCGGATTCCTTCTTCTGCAGGGTCAGCTCGGCGCAGTTGCGCTCGGCCAATCCCTTGGCTACGGCGAATGCGTAAATCTGAATCCAGAGGCCTCGATGCTTGGTGTAGGCGTTGTTCTGGAACTGATCCAGATACTCGGCCATCGCCAGCACGTCGAGCTGTCCGACCATGCGGGCGCCCAGGTCGGCCCGGTAGCGCTCCAGCTTGATCCGGGTTTCCTTGAGCGTGGAGTCGGCCAGCTTGCGCTCCGGCAGCCATTCCGTCTCGAATCGCTCCAGCAGGTTCTTGATGGTCGGCGCCTGCTCGCCGGTCAGCAGTTGCAGCAGCGCGCCGTCGTCGGTCATCAGCGGGGCCAGCTTGGCATTGGCCAGCTTCGCCAGCTTGATCGCCTCGGTCATCGGCTTGTTGATGCTGGTCTTCTTGCCGGTGATCGGGTTGCGGTACTGCCAATACTTCCCATTGGGGTAAAGGTTTTCGGGAAGGTTGCGGTTCTTGCCGGTGCGCGGGCGCGGTGGGTTCATGTCAGCTTACCGCCATCATCTTGTGCAGGAGGGGATCGGTCGAGCCAGTCAGCTCGGCATTGAGGTCTACGAAGTACATTTCGCCTTTCACCTCGCCGACGATCACGCCTTCGTCGATCCATTTTTTCAGTTGCTGCAGGCTGGGCTTGCCGCCTGCAAAGCGCAGCGCTCGGTATTCGCCGGCTTCCATCAGTCGCGGAACCTTCGCCGTGATCTGAGTGACTACTTTTGCCATAGGTATACCTCACTGGCCCGGCAGCGCCAGGCAAGATAAAGGGTTCAGGATTGCGAGGGGTTGCAGGGCTAGGCGCAGCGGGTAACGGCGTCTGCCACGATGCGGTGCGGATGCTTTGCCGTTGCCGACAGGGCCAGGATTTGCCGGATGGCGGGATTGGCGGCGCGCGTGCTGAGCCTTTGCAGCACAGCGCGCAGTGCGCTCGGGGTAGGGTGGAGCCTGGCTGCCAGGCCCATTGCCGTGATCACAGTCAGATCGCACAGCGGGCGGTGCGTTGCGCGCCACCACAGATGCTCCTTTCCGATTGGCGCTCGCTCACGCCATGCCTTGCCGTCCTGCTCCAGGGCGCGCAGCTCGGCGCGCACCTGCTCCGCGCTCAGGCCGGTGGCCGTGACCAGCAGGCTGACGGTCATCCCGTCGGGGTGGGTAATGTGGCGCCAGACGCTCATGGCTAAGCTCCGAACCTGATCTTGACGCCGCTGCCAAGGCTGACAACGCCAGGCTCTTCGCCCAAGACCTCTTTCATCAGGGCGTAGGTTTTCGGCGCCGACTTGGCCTTGCTCCAGTTCAGGCCAGCTTCATCGAGAAAGCAGGCTTCGATCTCCGCCCACCGACCGATAAGGCGCCCCCAAACCACGCCGAGCGCCGCAATCTTGTCGAAGTGCTCGCGCACCTCTGGCACTGCCTCCAATAGCAGCAGGCAGCGGTTCAGGTCGTCCGGATCGCTCGGGTAAGAGCGGTCACTTGGCAGGCCGCATGCGGTCATGGCCATTGCCTTGGAAGAGGCGCCAACGCGCCCGGTTGCGATCCAGCGAAGGACTTTCGATTGAATTTCAGACACAACAAATCCTCCCGCCCTACGTTGTGGGCAGATAGAAAAGGGGATGGGGTGGGGTGATTAGGCGGTGGGTTCGGCTGGAATCTTCATCCCGCAATCCAGCCGGCCCATCGTCACGCTGATGCGCTGGTAGTCGGTAACGCCTGCGTTGCGATCCAGCTTGCTCCACGCCAGATAGCGCTGGCAGGTGTCGCGCTCGGGGCACCATTCGCCGTCTGCCCGCAGGTCGAAGCGCCCTGAGCAGCGCGATACGTCATAGGGGAGAGTGGTCATTTGGGCTGATCCTGCTGGGCGGCGGTCATTGGGGTCATGGCAGGAAAGCCTCTGGCGGGTACATGTTCTCAGCCTGCTTCATCCATTCGGCGAAAGCTGGCGTGGTCATCGGGTGGCCTTGATGGCACGGAGGCTCATGCTTGCTGCGTATGCCGGCGAGCCAGAACCAACCGTCCTTGTGCTTTGCCGTGCCGCAAACAACACAGCACCCGAAAGAGCCTCCTTTGAGGTCGCGGATGCGCTCGTAGTCATGCCCAGCGCTCATGCCTGCCGATCCTCTTCGTGATGCAGCCACGCGATGAACTCGCTGGCGCTGTGGATTTCCTCGGGCGCGGTCATTGTGGGTGCGCCTGGCGGTGGGTGGCGAGGGCGGCGCGGGCCGTATCTAATGCCATAGCTGCTGGCATAATTGGCCCCGCGTGTATAGCTCGACACTCTCCGAAACAGTTCCACGCGATCGCTGCTGCGCAATTTTCTAGCGCCTCCACCAGCGCCCGCACATCTTGTTCGGATGGCGGTACACAAGGAAGCAGGCCATCAATCATGTGCGTGAACGGTTCGCCATTGGCAGCCGCGCTAAGCGCGTCGAGAATGCGCTCCGGCATGTCGTATGCTCCGCATGCTTGGTAAAGAGAGGCAGCCAGCGCCCGCACGTCAGGGCCTGGCTGCGGGGTGGTGTAGAGTGGAAAGGACAAATAATCGCCCTCGCTGGTCAGCTCAAAGAACTCATCTCCGTCTGGCCTCATCCACACAAACGGCTCCTGCCGCTCTCCCTGCTCGGCCAGTGCCGTGCGCTCCAAGCAGAACCACAGACGGCGAGCCAGTCGCGTTTCTGCGTCAGACGCTGCCGCCATGGTTCCGTCGCCCTGATCCAACTCCCAGGCCAGCCATTCACTGAATGATGACCAGCGTTGCTCAGCCTGCCGCACTTCCGGCGCCGGGTTGGCGGTGAGGTAGGCGTCAATACGGCCGTGCACGCACTTTCTGCAACAGCACCGCTCTATGACTCCAGATTGGCACAGCGGGCTTGAGCACATCGACCAATTTGCATCGCGCAGCAATCCCCGCGCCGCCTCCAGCTCGGCGCGCAGTTCTTGGATGTATGAATGGGCGTCACGCAGCGCTGGCTCATAGATATCCCGGTGGCTGCGTTGCCACTTTTCATTCTCAGCCCGCAGCGCCTCCAGTTTGGCTTCCACCCCGTTCACTCGCGAAAACCAGCCATCTGCCTCAATGCGCAGATCGCGGTTTTGATCGCGCAGCGCCTCTGCCTCTTTGAACGTATCAAGCCAGCGCGCGTACAGCTCGCTACCCGAGCCCTTGAGGCCGTCACTTGCATATGACTTTGCCCACTCAATGCCGCGCTCCGCGGGGTTTACGGATGCGATACCGAGTAGTGCAGCCCGCAGCGCCTCGGCCTCTGCGTGCAGGGCGTCCACCATCTGCTGCAGGTAAACCGGGCATGTTTTGGCATGGCTGTCGGGGTTCCACTCGCAGTTGCATTGCACTTGCTCACTCATCTTGACCTCCTGCTGCGCTGTCGGCGTTCACGTACTCGCGCAGCACTTTCATCTTGCATGCTCGGCACAAGATGCCGCGACTTGACTGGTACGGGATATCTAACGCCATGACCGCGACTGCATAGCCAGGGCCAACGTCACGGCCATCTCCGGGCGTAACCTGAATGCGGATCTCGCCATCGTTTGCTCCGCATTCTTTCCAGCAAAGATCGCACGTCACGACCGTGACTGTTTTCGTGGTAATTCCCATCACACCTCTCCTTCATCGTCGGCAGCGGCGCGCTTATCCAGCCAATCAGCGACCTCGGCGCATGCTTTCGCCAGTTCGCGCAACTCTTTGCTGTCAAAGTACGTCTTCTCGGCATCTCCGTACTCTCCCAACATCGAGCCTTTCACCTCCCGATAAGCAGGGTTGACGGTCGGTGTGAAATGGCCGAGCGTGCGCATCCAGCCACGCGCGCTTTCGCTCACCTCTCGCTCGAAGTCGCTCATGCCTCACCCCCATCAGTGGCAGCGGCGGGGCGGTCTTGATATGCGCGCACTACTTCACCAACCAACTTCGGGAAGCGCTTGTGGCGAATTGAATCAAGCTGCGAATTGGTGATCAGGTCAGCCATTATCATGTCCGTAATTGCCCTGTTTAGACGGTCAAGACGTTCAGCCTCCCTGTCTGGAAGAAACGGGAATTGCTCTTTAAACGGACGAGCTGCCCAGCCTTGTTCGAATGTCTGGCTCATGCCTCACCCCCATTGAGAAGGGCGCGGAGTCGGGTAATTTCACCGTCCATATCCGTCCAGTGCGCCTCGTCAATGACTGATCTTTCATATGTGCGAACCAGCTTGCGCGCCAACTCCCTTGGCACGCTCACATGCGTGGACTGCTGTGCTACGAACTTGCCGTGCCACTTGCCGCCAGGTCGGAAATCAGCCGGCCAGCAATGGTCGCAATACTCGTTGTGGTCGCATTTGCACCGGTCAATGCGCCTCGCATTCCATGCCTTTTGCTTTGCCGCCTTGTACGAAAGCTCGCAGCAGAACTTTGGCTGGGCGGAAAGGGTGTCGTAGTCAGCGATATTCAAACGCAGCCGCTTAATCTCTTGCTTTAATTCATCCACCTGATCCCGGTGCTTTTCGTCCTGGGCTTTTATGATTCGTAGGTAGTCCTCTTCGAGCGCCTTGTTTTCTTGCTCTAAATCTCTTTGTTCGCTCATTTTTGCTTCTCCAATTCAAGCAACTCCGCTGTCAGCTCTTGAATCTTGCGCTTGTCATCGTAGTACGCTTGACCGTCTGCATATGGCAACCACTCAGAGAGATCAGCAATACGAGCTTTCAGGTGGCGGATTTGATCTTGATTTGTCATGGCTATTCCCCCTGCCCATGGCTGGCGAGAAGGGCGCGGAGTTCTTCGAGCGCGGAACAGTCGTCCGTTACCCAGGTTTCAAGCCGCTCCAGCAACTCCACCGGCACGCTCACCCGATCGGGCGCGGACTGCTGCGCGGAAAGGGCGGCGCGCAGTTCCGACAGCCCTGCGTCACCCTTCAGCTCAGGGCGGTCGAGCGAAGCATGCTTGAGGGCGTTGCTTGCCACGGCGCCCGTGTCGATGATTCGAGTACGACCGCCGACGACATCAAAGTGCTTGCCCGCTGCGTACCACTGGAGGGCTTCGAGCGGCGCCCAGTCGCTGCGCTCAAGGTCTTCCGCGATGCCATGTGGATACGGCTGTTCAGCCGGAGCGGCAGAAGGCAAGTCCACGGCAGGAATAGCTGCGTCGCATACCTGACACATGCCGCTACCAGCGATGAATCCCGCGTCGTAGCTGTCGTGCGGATACTCGGTCGCGCAGCACTGGCAGCGCACGAGTTTGCGAGCCATCTCAACCAGTTCGGCGTCTGTCGGCATGCTCACATGCGCGGACTGCTGCGCGGAAAGGGCGGATAACGCGTCGCGCTGTACCAGATGCATGGCATCAATCACCCAGGAATGTGGATGCCAGTTCTTCGCCTCCTCTGGGGTGGTCGGCATATAGCTATACCGATGGACGCCGCTGATGGCCGCTTCGCGTGCGATACGCGTGAAGCGTGACATGGTATCGCTGTCGATGAGCAGCGCTCCCCTTTGATATTGCGGCACCACCTCTTCCACAGCCGATCCAGCAGCCGGCAGGGAGGGGGCTTCATCAGGCCGCTCAAACACGCGATTCAGCACGTCGGACAGCACTGCATAGGCGTCGGCGCAACTGGCAAAACGTGCAGCGGCTTCGCTCTGTTCACCCGCAGCGATGGTCCAGATGTCGCCGTCCAGGCTGTCAGCGTCATCGCGGAATAATCCGGCTGCGATCAGCTGCACCAGGGCGGGCTTGGCTTCGCGGTAATCGTCGGTGCTGGCAGTGAATGGGCATCCGTTGTCGCCCGCCAGCGCTTCAAGCAGGCGAACCCATACGAACTCAGGCGTGGGCGCCTGCTCAGCCTTGACGGTTGGGGCGGCGGCGAGCATGTCGCGGTAGCAGTCATCGTCGTTGCCATAGCATTTGGATGCCGCCTCCAGCATCTCAGGCGTCGGCTCAACAGGGACCATCTTCCACCCATCCGGCACACCCACCGATTGCGCGACCCTTTGCCCAGCCCGAAAACCATCGGCTGCAGCCGTGGCCATGTCGATGGCGGTGTATTCTTCTTTCATGGTCATTGGCTTAGCTCCTGATCTGCTGCGTGCCAGCCGCAGTGCCACAGCGAGCGCTTGCGGATGGATCGATATGGGCAGGCATCCCGGCCCAGCCCTGCCGAGTAGTCGGCAAAGCCACGCTGGAACTCTATGGTGTTCTCGGGGAAGTTCACTGGACGTACTCCTGGTGGATGGGGCTGATACTCGGATCACCCGCCGGCCGCGCATCGGGCAAGGATGGCGGCCGGGCTGGGTGGTTATCGTTCGAGCTGCTGCTTGATCCGGCGACCAATCCAGCGAACAACCGGCACGGCCTTGCTGTTGCCGATTGCCTTGTAGCGCGGGCCGTCCGGGCATTCCTCGGCAGGTTTGCCGCGCCATGGGATCAGGGTGTAATCGTCCTCGAAGCCCTGCAGGCGCTCCGTTTCCCGTGGCGTTAATCGGCGGCAGGCAGAGCTAACCAGGGCGTGAGGATTGTCACCGCCACCGGAGCTGGCACGGAGAGTGCCGGCAAGATCATCGCCAAGCTCAGCAGTAGCGCCGCCTTCACGACCACGAAGGGCGACGGCAACAGCCTGCACCTTTGACATAGCCGCGCGGGCCTCAAGCGTGTAGGCCAAGTCAGATTGAACGCCAAGCCCCTGCGGCCCAGATGACTGGTTCTCTCGCATAGCTCCGTCCTGTATGGCGAAAACAGCATTCTCCTGCCCGCTGTTGCGGCCAAGGGCAAATGCCTTATCACTGACACATGGGTCTTGGGTGCCATGGACGCAAAATGTCTCAACTTCAAAGTCGCACTTCTGTCCTTTCGCCACCAAGCAAGCGGCTACGTCTACAGGGCCGCTAGTTCTGCCCCCCCCGTAGGCGCTGACGAATTGCAAGCTGTCAGCTGTGTCGACGTCTGTTCCTGGCGGCCCGTCTCCTCCAGTGCTGTTGCCTCCAGCGCGGAGAGTAGGGCAGGCGGCAGCGTTTTCCCCCTCGCCTCGGCGCGGCGGATGATCCCGGCGCACGCCTTCGCGCTCAAAAAGTACCTGTGCGGGATCGAACCCTGCTCTAGCACTTGCGACAACGAACACGCGGCGGCGTCGTTGGGCCAGGCCGAAATATTGGGCATCCAGCACCCGCCATGCTGCTGTTCTGCGGGGACCATACACACAACCAGCGTCCGTCCATTTTCCCCCTGACGGCTGGAGCGCATCGGATTCGCCCACCAGGGCCCCGAGGAAACACCCGAACGCATTGCCTTTGTCGGAGAGGACGCCGGGGACGTTTTCCCAGACGACGATGCACTCTGGCTCGCCTCTGGCGGTTCGAACATGGTCAACTGCATCTGCAAGCTCCACATACTTGATGGTGAGTTGGCCGCGCGGGTCGTCGAGGCCTGCGCGCATGCCGGCAACAGAGAACGCCTGGCATGGCGTACCGCCCACCAGAACCTCTGGCGCAGCGATACTGCCGGCCAGAACCTGGCGGGTCAGCTTGGTCATGTCGCCCAGGTTGGAAACCTCGGGCCAGCGGTAGGCGAGCACCGCCGAGGGGAACGGCTCGATCTCTGCGAACCATTCCGCCCGCCAGCCCAGCGGGTGCCAGGCGACGGTGGCGGCCTCGATGCCGCTGCAGATTGAGCCGTAGTTTATGGCGCAGCTCATACCTTTCTCCAATGCGAGCGAACCCTTCCGGCTTGCCGGTGGGTGAATTTGTTTGTGCGTGACAGGTTGGCGTGACTACTGCGGGAGGCGCGTCATGCGCTCCAGGCCGTTGTCATTCAGCAGGTCGGCGTTGTGGATCAGCCGGCTGATGTAGTCCTGCGGCTCGTCGATGCCCATGCGGGCCATGCCGCGAATCAGGGCCATGTCGGTGGACTTGAACAGGTCGAGCTTGATGCTGCGTGACAGCAGGCGTGACAGGCGCTCTTCTTCGGATTGCTTGTCGCGTTCGCGCTGTTCGCGCTTGCGCTCGGTGGCGGTCTTGGCCATCAGGCTTTCCCCTTCGCCATGCGCAGCTCTGCCGCCAGCGCATCGATCCGCTCGCGCAGTGCCTGGATATTGCGCAGGCCACGCGGGCGATCTGCGCGGCGCCAAGTCGGCTCGGCGTCTTGCAGCCGGGCTAGGCTGTCGCGCTCGGCGCGCAGCAGCGCTTGCAGTTCCTCGGTGGTATTAAATTCGGTCATGCAATGGGCCTCTTTCGACATAACCGTTTTCCTCGATTGCTCGCGCCAGGGTCGGCTTGCTGCAACCGAGCGCCTTGACGATTGCGTTCATGGAGTCGCCGGCAGCGATCATTGGCATGGCCTGGCGTGCCAGTTGCTGACGGTGCTTGCGGCCTCGCTCTGCGGTGGCCTTGCGATTGGCCTCGTTCGGGCCGTTGCCACGGTTGCCTCCGCGCTGACTGGCGATCTTGATGCCGTATGACTGGGCAAGTCGCTTGATCCGGCGCGCATCAATCTTCAGGTGATACTTGATCGCCGTGATGCCGGCGCCCTTGTCGGCGAGCACTCGAATGCGCTGTGCGTCTTCTGCGTCTTTCGTGCGATCTTCGGTGCTCAGCACAATCGCCCCGGCGCCGTTCCACTGGCCGCCGATATCGCCGCCGACGCGGATAGCGCATTCCTGAACCACGCCACCGCGCTGCTCGAACTCGGCCATGGCCTGCTCAAGCCATGCGCGGTTCTCCGCACAGCTCTGGACGGTCGGCAGGTTCTGCGTGGCCAGGTGATGGTTTGCTGTGTACATGTCGGATACCTCGAATTAGATGGCCGAATGCCCAGGTGGCCAGCCTGTCGTTACGGCGCGGCTCCAAGCCTTGCCGGTGGCGCCCCGTGTCGTGGTGGCGGGGTTCTTAGGCGGCCATTCTCCGGCGCATGTCGTGCTCCAGCTCCGCCAGTTCCTCCAGGAACAGCTTCACTTCAGTTTCCATGTCGCGGATGCGCGACTCGTCGCGGTGGAAGCGGAAGCAGGCGTACTGCAGTTCTTCCGGCAGGCGGTCGTCGAAGCTCACGAAATCCACCCAGTCGCGGTCGGCGCAGGCCATCTGCGCGAGCATCTGCCAGTCGTAGGTTGAGTCATGGGCGCCCGACTGCAGCACCGCAATGTGCTGAGCCGTGTTCGGGCACTTGATCTCCAGCATTCCGCGATCACCCACCAGGCCATCTGGAGAAGCACCGAAGCCATCAATGCGCTGATGCAGAATCAGACCTGTTTCTACCGTCATGACGGCCTTGTCGACCTCATAGGCAGAGCGGGCGACTGGCTCAAGGTCGGTGCCGCGCTGCATGGCGGCACTGGTGAAACCTTCTTCGCGCTTGCCGGTCAGGCGCTCGCACAGCAGCTGCATCATGTAGTTCTGCCGGGTAGCAGAAGGGGCGCCACCGCGCCCCTTTGCCATTACGTCCTTGACCTTGCTGGCGGTCACCTTGCCCAGGCGGGCGGCGAACCAGTCTTCGCTGCGTTGCTCAATCATTTGGCACCTCCGAATACTCGGCTTCTACTGGCTCAAGCAGAGCCTTCTTGCGGGCATCCTTGGCGGCTGTCAGCAGGTCGCGGGCGCCCTTGGACTTGTAGGCCTTCCAGGCATCGCCGAAAGCAGCCTGCAGGTCTTCCATGGTTGGCGCCGCATTGATCAGCGATAGAGCCTCGGCCACGTCTTCGACCGGCTCGCCCGGTGTCACGTCTTTCTCGACGATGCGCTGTGCCTCGTCCTCGTCGTAGATGCCGGTGTAGCCAAAGGCGATGCGGGCGCACTGGATCATGGCCTTGTGCCGAAGCATGCGCTTTGGGTGCGACTGCCAGGGCTGGGTAGGGCGCTTGCACTCGCTCATCCACTCAGTGACCTTGATCGGGTGGCTGCGATCCTTGCGGTAGATGATGCAGGTGCAAGACTCATCGTCCTGCTGGAAGTCCATGCCATCGAACTGGCTGTTCTCGTTGATGATCCGCGACCAGCCATCGACGCCGACCACCGGGACGATGCCGCCCTTGTCGGGGAAGGCGTAAATCTCTTTCGTCCAGGGGTTCAGGCCGTACTGGTCGGCGACGATCATCAGCGCCTGCATTTGCGCGTCCGATACCTGGCCCTTGAAGGCGGTGGCCTTGAGGGTGGCCATCATTTCCGAGGGGTCTACGCCGAAGCGGTCGGCCATGCGCGAGGCAAGGCTGGTGGGCTTGAGTGTGGCTACGTTGCTCATCTGGAAAGCCTCAGTAGGTGATCTGAATGCGGGGGATCTTGCGCTGGGCGATCAGGGTGATTGCCTGCTTGGCGCAGTCCTCGGTCATGCCGCCAGCGATGAAGGCTGTCAGCGCTTCGCTGTTGATGGTCTTGCGGTGCTCCCGGTCAGCCTCGCGCGCCTTGGCCTCGGCCTCGATGCGCGCTTGCTCGTCGGCCTGGCGCTGGCGCTCGGCGGCGGCGGCCTGCTCGGCTTTTGCCAGGGCGTCGCGCTCGGCTTGTTCGGCGCGCTGCTGGGCTTCCAGTTCGGCACGCTTGGCGCGTTCAGCCTGCAGTTCCAGGTCGCGCTCACGCTGGGCGGCTGCATCGCGCTCGGCCTGGGCCTTGGCCTCGGCTTCGCGCTGGGCTTTATCGGCGGCCTCCTGGGCAATGCGAGCCTCGCGGTCTTTCTGCTCCTGCTCGGCCAGCTTGCGGCGCAGCTCTGCCAGTTCTGCCTGCTCGGCCTCGTATTTCTCGCGGGCAGCCAGGGCTTCGCGCAGGGTAGCCAGCGATGCCGCCTTGACGCGGTGCGCCTCGGCCTCGAACTCTTCCCAGTCAGGGCCGATCTCGCAGGTGTCGAGGTCTTGAATGCGGGCGCCGATCAGGGCGGCAGTCATGCCCTCGGTGTTGGTGTTCTTCAGCTGGGCAATGCCAGCCTCATGCTTGGCAGCGCGCGCCTTCTCTGCCTCTTCCCACTCGGTCAGCGGCTGCCGTACCTCTGCCTGCCAGCCGTCCAGCAAGTCACGCATGCGCTTGCGCTCTGCGTCGATCTTCTTCGGGACTTCCTTCAGCTCGGCCACCAGCTCCTTGCCCACGTTGTCGAGAGCAGTCTTGGAGCGGGCGACCTTGTAGGCGATGGATGCAATCGCATCGCGGCCCTTGCGGGTGGTCACGTCCGGCACAAAGCCGTCGATCTCTTCACGGATCTTCTGCAGGAACGGATCAAGGCCGTTGGCCGACGAGTAGACCTGCAGGGCGGTTTCCTTGGGTGGCACTTCGGCCAGTTGCATTTCTGCGGACATGACTCTCTCCTGCCGCGCCTGGCGCAGCATGGTTGGGGTAATAGGGTGGCCGTAACGTGGCCGGACGCCCCGTTTCCATGCCGGGGGCCGCGCTCGTTGGTTACGCGGTGTTAGGTGCCTACCAGCCGTTTTCCAGCGGTAGACCGAGCGGGGAGGCCGGCGCGTCCATGAATCGGATCACGCACAGCGAGCCGCATATGGTCAGGTAGCCGCCAGCGGTGAAGCCATAGCGGGCAGCCAGGGCGCGGGCTTCGGCAATGGTCTTGCCGGCAAATTCTTGGGGCTTGTTCATGCTTCTGTCTCCAGTGACAGCAGGCGCTCGCCGAGCTTGATGCGGGCGGGCACCTGATCCTTGTGAATGCCGACAAGATCGGCGATGGCTTGCAGCGACAGGCCGTCGCGCCGCAGTCGCGCGCACCGTTTGGCCAGTGCGTGCGAGCGCTTCTCGGCGCCGCTACCCTGCGGCATTGGGCTGATACTCCAGGCACTGCAATTTGCTGATCTGGTCGAGCAGGTGATTCACCTCGCGCTCGCACTTGGCGCGAGTGTCGGCGATCTTCTGCTCCAGCTTGCCGACCAGCACGACGCGAGGATCAACGTCAGAAATATCCTCGTAGGCGATAGCGCAGGCGACCTTGCCGATGCAGACGCCGAAGCTCTCGCTGTACTCGCTCATATCGCAATCACGCAGGTGGCGGGAGCCATCCGCTTTGATGTGCAGGTACAGCTCTTGCGAGGTATTTACGGTATTCATGCTGCCTCCCAATCGCGGCTATCGTCGTAGTCGCAGTCATCGGCCTCTTCGGCCAGTTGATCCCAGAGCTTTTGCTCGATCTCTTCGCTGTACTGCTCGGCCACAGCGGCACAGCCGTTGCGGCCCAGTTCCTGCGGGTTGTCGCCGTCCTCGTCGTAGACCAGGCCGGAAAGCACTTCGAACTCCATTTCCTGGTAGCCGTAGTAGTCCCAGTCGCTGTCCCAGGTGGAGTGATTCGGGGCGACGCTGGTGCAGCTGGTTATCTCAACCTCCAGCTCGTACTGCTCGATGCAAACGGTTCTGCTCATGGTTGCGTCCTCGGTCGCGTTCATAGGTCGCGCACCTGCCCGGCAGACTTTCCGCAAAGTCCAGGCAAGTGCGCGGCGTATGGAGGCGTGTGGGGAAATCCTGCATTCGGCGCCGTGCAGGGGCGGCTGGTCTTCGTCGTTGCCGACTATTGCCTGGGCGCTTGCTAGCGCGGCCACCTGGTAGGCCAGGAACTCCGCGCATCGCTCTATCGGCCAGCGTGCCGCGACCGCCTCTCGTTCACCGGGCTACCGGCGCCCCGCGAGAGGGCGGGGTGTTAGGCAAACATGCGAACCGTGATGCAGCCGTTGCTGGCTCGCATCACGCCCCAGCGCTTGAGCAAAACGGCAGGGCCGAACTTCTTGCTGGCTGCGCGCTTCACCTGATCGGCTACCGATTGCAGGCTTTCGCCTTCGTCGGAAATTGCTAGCCACTGAAGCTGCTTGCCGTTGCTCAGGTGTGCGTCGATGTTGAATTGAGCCATCGTCATTCCTCCCGTTTGATTCCAGAGCACCCTGTCTCCAAGGTGCTCCAGCAATTCTTCGGTGTTGCGTGTTCCTGGCCTCCGTTACTGGCCACGGTGGGCTGGGCTGAACTGTCAAGGAATCCTTGTTAGTTCGATCTCGTTGCGCGTCTGCCGGGTTTCCCCACCACTGCCCGTTGCCGCAACTGGCGTCGCATCGGGTGGCTGCACAACATCGCGTCCCTCGATATGGAGGGCCGGCCAGTTCCAGAGCTGGCATGGGCGGGCTGTTTAGCTTGATCACCACCGGGTCATGGCCCGGTAAGTCCGCTGGTTCACGTCAGGTTGTCTAAAGAGCGGTGGCCGGTTTTGCTTGGCCTTGGCGCTCAATATGTACTGTAGGTTCAATATCGTCAAGAACCAAAAGTACATTTTTTGGCTGGAATTGCCGTATTATTTTCAGGCGGCAACAAAAAGCCCGGCACGCGGCCGGGCTAGAAAGAGCAGTTTTGAAGTGAGCTTCTGGCTACTGGCGTTGATCTTGACGCCATTGACGGCGCTCGGTAGCTCGCTGTCTGCAGGCTGTACCGCGCTGATGCTGCCGAGATACGCGGCGCGACTTGAAGTGAACGGCAATTACAGCACCTGCAGCGATGATCACTGCTCGCGCATATGCATCCCATGTGCCTTTGGAGGCTACCAACGCCATGCCTAACAAGCAGCAAACTAGCATCGGAGAAAGTAGAGCAATCGAGGCGAGAGTAGGGCGATTGCTCCGGATCGCCTTTGTAGCGGCCCTGGTTATTGCCCTGGTGGTGCCGGTTGCGGAAAGTGCTTTCGTAACCAGCGCCATGGGCAAGTTGGTTATGCGGTCAATCGACGCCACTGCTTTGCTGGCGATGGTCTTGAGCATCAGCAGGGCATATCTCCTTGAGCGAAAGATTAGCGGCATTCAGAGGAACAGATAGAGCGACACGGCAAGGCCAGCGACTGTCAGTACCCAAATCATGGTAGCCATGGTCGCCCACTTTTCGCCTCGGACGATTGCATCGAAGAACCTGAGCCAGTTCATTGCCAGCTCAGAAGATCGGCGGCAGCCGGCCATCCACTACCTGGCCGATGATTTGCACGTTGTCGGTGATCTGCATGATGGGGAAGGCGCTGTTGAGCGGCTGCAGAAAGCCTATGCCGCCGTCGCGGATGTACTGCTTGAAGGTGGTTTCGCCGGTATCCATCAGCTTGGCAATGTAGAACTTGCCGCTTACCAGGTCGAAACCCTCGGGCTTTACCAGGATGCGCGAGCCTTCCATAAACGTGGGTTGCATGGACGGGCCTTTCACGGTTAGCCAGTAGCCATGCGGGCCTGCATTGGCATCCGAGGCTATCCACTGCTCGGCATCGCCTGGGTGGAAGTTGTCACATGCCTCCTGCCAGCATCCTGCCGCTACCCAACTGATCAATGGGTACTCCTTGTCCTTTCTGTGCGATTCCTTGGCGGGGGCCACGTTAGAGCGCTCATGGCTTGGGTGCTTTAGCGTAATCACGCTGTCACTTGTGTACAGGTCGGGCTCCATGTGCCCGTCACCGTATTGCAGCCACTCAGCGCTTACCTGCAGCTCCTTTGCAATTGCCAACAAATGTGAGCGGCTGGGCATGGAGTCGGCGTTTATCCATTTGCTGGTCGCCTTCGGGGTAACGCCCGTGATTTTTGCAAGGCGAGCGCCTGCTCCCCACTCCGCAATGCCTGCATTGGCGAGGGCTTGCTTGAGGCGCGCGACGAATTTAACCCGTAATTCTTCTGACTGAACCATGGGTTCAATGTCGCATGTGCTTGCATGTACTTTCAGTCCAGCCATAATATGTACCGCAAGTTCAGTTTTAGGCCGGGAGGCCAAGCCCATGAGCGCACTCAAATCATCCATTGCAAAGGCTGGCGGAGTAGCAAATGCCGCTGCTGCGTGCGGCGTAAGCCAGCGGGCTGTTTACAAATGGCTGACCGCTGAATCGCTCCCGCGCACCGACTACACAGGTGAAACCAATTACGCGCAGCGCCTGGCTGATGCGTCAGGCGGACAGTTCACGGCCGACTGGCTGCTGAATGAGGTACGCCCCAACAAGTCAGCCGCTTGAGGCCAGTACAGATGACCCGCGCTGAACTCGCCAACAAGAACGAAACGGAACTCTTGCGAGCGCTTTCCCGCGCCACCCAGAAGGCCGTCGCGGAGGGTCTTGGCGTCAGCGAAAGCGCGGTGAGCCGAATGAAGTCAGACGGGGAGTTGGCTAAGACCGCCGACCTGCTGGCCGTGCTCGGTCTGGAGTTACACGACGCGGGCAGCCTGCACATGAGAAGGGAGGTAGCCGAGTCGCTGCGCGTTCTGGCAGCGCTTGGCCTGGAACTGTCGCCAGAGCTGATGACAGAAAAGAAATAGGCAAGAAAAAGCCCGGATCTGCTGGGGAGCGGCCGGGCTTTCAACAACCAACAGGGGGAATTATGGCGAACGACAATCCAAACAGCAACACCAGCAATTCCCAGCGAGCGGCGATCTGCGCCTTTCTGGAGGCGGGCAATTCTATTACCGGCCTGTATGCGCTCAATCGCTTCGGCTGCGCCCGACTGGCTGCGCGTATCGACGAGCTGCGCCAGGCTGGCATGAGCATCGAAACCAGCTGGCTGCGCGTGCAGAACCGCCAAGGCAAGTGGGTGCGGGTGGCCGAATACCGGCTTGCTGAAGGGAAAGGGGTGGCGGCGTGAACTTTTACCCCTTCCATGTGGGCGACTACATGCTGCGCACGGCGCACTTGGAGCCGCTAGAGGATCTGGCTTATCGCCGCCTGCTTGACCTGTACTACGTCAACGAGCAGCCCATCGGCGGCACTCCAGCAGAGGTTGCTCGCATCATCCGCCTGCGCTCTGCGGCGGCCGAAGTAGAGAGCGTGCTGCGCGAGTTCTTCACCGAGACTGCCAGCGGCTGGCAGCACAGCCATTGCGATGAAGTGATCCAGCAGTACCAGGCCAAGGCCAGGGTGGCAGCGGAAAACGGGAAGCGCGGTGGTCGCCCGCCAAAGGCAAAACCGGAAACCAAGCCAGAGGAACCCGACCCTGTAGATCCGGCAAAGCAAAACGAAGGCAGTGATAACCCATCGGAAACCCAGTCGGTTATTTCAGCTAACCCGGCGGAAACCGGATCGAAAACTAACCAAGAACCAAGAACCAATAACCAAAGTAAAGAACCCCCCATACCCCCCAAGGGGGCTGCGACCGGGTTCGCCGAGTTCTGGTCTGCCTATCCGCTGAAAAAGGCCAAGGCCACCGCCGAGAAGGCCTGGGCAAAGCTCAAGCCGAGCGCCGAACTGCAAGCCGCCATCCTGTCCGCCATTGCCGCACACAAGCTCACCGCCGACTGGCAGCGCGACGGTGGCCAATACATCCCGCACCCGACCACTTGGCTCAACCAGCGCCGCTGGGAAGACGAGGTAACTCATGCACGCAGCCAGCGACCTGATTCAGTCCGCCCTCTCTCAGCCGTCGATGCCGTCAAGCAAGCCATCGCCGAGCGCGAAGCTCGCTCAGCCGCTGCTGGACAAGCTGTGGATCAAGATGGCGGAGCTTTATGGGAAGAAATGGACGGGGAGTTTCGGTGTGTCGGTTGATCAGAGCCATGCCTGGGCAGCAACGCTCGGGGGCATGACCGGCGAGCAGATCGCTGTCGGCCTCAACGCCCTGGCGACGACCCGGGACAAGCAGCTGCAGGAGTGGCCGCCTGCTGCTGGCCAGTTCCGCGCCCTGTGCCTAGAGCTCGACCCCGAAGACTTTGGCCTGCCGACCGAGGACAAGGCTTACCGCGAGGCGTGCCGTCGCGCCTACCGTGCTGGGCCTGCGCTCGATAAGCCCTGGAGCCATCCGGCGGTGTGCCACGCTGCGCTCGAAACCGGCTTTCACACCCTGAGCACGCTCAAGGAAGACGCCAGCCGCAAGCTGTTCGCCCGCAACTACGCGATTGCCTGCCGCATGGTGATGGAGGGGGCGCCGCTGCGCGCAATCCCGCTGGGCCTGCCTGACCCTGACTCGGTGAGCTCCGGTCGCACCGACGAAGGCGGGCGTCGCGGCCTGGCCAGCTTGCGCGCCGCGCTCAGGGGGAGGTGATGGGCGAAGTCATCAGGCTCAAGGGCCGGCACTTCTTCGCGCCAGGCGTCAATCGCATCCGCGACGTGTGTCGTCTGGCCTACCTGTTCGCCACCGAACTGGCGCCACACGGCGCCGTCGAGGTGATCGTGCGCCCGGTCAAGAGCCGCCGCACCCTGGAGCAGAACGCCAAGCTGTGGGCGATGCTCGGCGACATCGCCCGGCAGGTACCGTGGGCGGTCAACGGGTTGATGCAACACCTTGAGGCCGAGGACTGGAAGAACATTATGACCGCCACCGTGCGCCAGGAAGTACGAATGGCGGCCGGGATCAATGGTGGCTTTGTCCTGCTTGGCGTGAGCACCAAGCGCATGAGCGTTGCCGAGTTGGGCGAGTTGATCGAGTTCATGTACTCGTTCGGCGCCGACCAGGGCGTCAAGTGGAGCGAGCCCAAGGGCGCGATGCCCGAGCAGTGGGAGGTGGCAGCGTGAGCAATTTTCTGTTCTGCATCTTGAAGGCGGTTGCACTGGCTGCCGTGCTGGGCGTCAGCCATGCGCCGGCGATCCTGCCAGCGCGTCGTCGCGCCTTCGAGGCGGGCTACGACATGAACCGCCGGCTGCCTGATCCGGGCAAGTGCCAGGAGCGCCTGCAGCGCAAACAGGCCCACAAACAGCGGCTGCGCGACCTGCAGGCCCAGGCCGCGAAAGGTGGTCGCGCATGACACAGGCAATCAAGTGGCGCGCCAAGCGCGATGCGCAGCGGAAGATTATTCCAGGGTGCTGGGAAACGGAGAGCGGCTACACCGTAGTTGAAAGCCGCACGCCCGAGGTTTGCTACGTCATCACTCGCCCTGGCGGGAAAGCCCCGAGCTTCTACACCCCTGACCGCCAGCAGGTGGCCAAGCTGATCGACGCTGACGAGAGGGCGCAGGCATGACCCTGGCCACCCGCAAACCCCTGAAAGCCATCAGCGGAAGACCAAGGAAATGCGCCGTGCGCACCTGCCGCGCCCCGTTCGTGCCAACGCAGAGCTTCCAATCATGGTGCAGCCCGGAGTGTGGCGTGCAGATTGCTCGCGACAAGCAGCAGAAGGAGCGCACCGCCCTGGCCAAGATTGAGCGCAAAGCCATCAAGGCCCGCAAGGAAAAACTCAAGGGCCGTGCGGAGCACATGAAGGAGGCCCAGGCTGCCTTCAACAGCTGGGTGCGCGAGCGCGACTACGGCCAGCCGTGTATCAGTTGCGGGACTACCGCGAACGTGCAGTACGCGGCCGGGCATTACCGAACCACCCAGGCATGCCCAGAACTGCGCTTCGAGCCGCTGAACGTGCATCTGCAGTGCAATCGGAACTGCAACATGGGTAAGTCCGGCAACCTGATCGAGTACCGCATCGGCCTGATTGCCAGGATCGGCGCCGAGGCGGTGGCCTGGCTGGAAGGCCCGCACGAGCCGAAGCACTACAGCATCGACGATCTGAAACAGATCAAGGCGCAGTACCGAGCAATGACACGAAAACTACAGCGAGCCAGGGGGGAGTAAGCATGAAAAGGCCGATCAATCAGGACAAATCGAGCGCTGACATTCTGCTGGAGGCTATACAGGACATGCACACCCAGGAGCAGATCGTCACGCGCGAGACGCTGGCGGCCAATGCTGGGCTGGCCGACATGACCAAGACGCAGATCGACGACCGCCTGGCGTATCTGGAGAACAACGGCCGCATCGTGCGGGTGCAGCGCGGCGTATACGTCCCGGCCGAGCAGCACAAACCAGCTCGCCACGTCAGCCGCTCCCTGCTGCCTGACGGCACTAGCGTGCTGGAGATTGGCGAGCAGGTGCTGATCCTCTCGCCGCGCGAGGCGCGCATGGTGGGCGAGGCAATGGCCGGCGCTGCGCAGCAGTTCGTAGCCATCGAAATGGGGCACCAGGCCGCCCACGCAAACAAGGAGCTTGCCATGCAGCTCAAGGACATGCGCCGCCACCTGGCTCACCTGAGCAGCTTGGTAGAGCCCGCCGGGGCGTGACATCGCGCCAGTACAACCGCCACCGAGGAAAGAACATGCAGATTCACAGCGAAACCAGCTTCAACGTGCAGGCCCAGGATGGCGACCTTATGCTGCTGGTAGCCGTACAGGTTCCCCAAGGCATTCTGTGTACCGGCGTGCTGATCGACGCCTACGACCCTGGCGCCACTGGCGCACTGGCCGGCACCATCGGCGCCAGCCTGGCACTCAACGCTCCGCAGTTTCCAGGCGACGACTCAACCCCGCGCACTGCAGATCGCACTGTGCAGGTAGGCCCGAACAGCATCGAAGTCCTGACCGTGGAGTTCATTGCGGAGCAGGGCGACGAGTAAGCCCGCACCACCCCTATAGGGCTGGATAACCCGGCCCTGCCTCCCAAGACTGGCCGCCTATGGCCAGGAAACCCCAAGAGCCCAAGCGCTCTACCACCAGCAAGAAGGCGACCGCAGCGAAGCCACCGCGCTCCGCTGGCGGTTCCGCACGCCTGACCGATGACGACCACGCGCAGGAGCAGGCAGTGGCCAAGCTCAACCCCCAGCAGCAAGCGTTTGTCCAAGAGTACCTCGTAGACCTGAATGCGACCCAGGCAGCAATCCGTGCCGGCTACAGCCAGAAGTCTGCGCGCTCTATGGCCAGTCAGCTATTAACAAAACTAAACATTCAGGAAGCCATCGCCGCCGCCCGCATAAGGCAGCAGGAGCGGACGCAGATCACCGCAGACCGCGTGCTGCTGGAAGTGGCGCGGCTCAGCTTCTACGATCCGCGCAAGTTTTTCCGCGATGACGGTTCGCCGCTTGGCATCCATGAGCTGGACGACGACACGGCGGCTGCACTGGCCGGCATGGACGTGATCGAGCAGTTCGAGGGATCAGGGCAAGACCGCCAGTTCGCTGGTTACTTGAAGAAGTACAAGCTCACAGACAAGGGCGCCAACCTTGAGCGCCTGATGAAGCACCTGGGCCTGTACGAGCGCGACAACGAGCAGAAGACCGACCCGCTCACTGCGTTGCTGCACGCCATCGCCAAGACCAACGGCAACGCTTTCGCGCCGGTCGCTGACGACCCCGACCACGCCAAGGGCGATGACGAATGATCGTCCAAGACCAGGAGCTGCTACCGCTGCCCACGGATGCGGCTGAGCTTGCGCGCTGCCTGGCTGACCCTGAGTGGCGCCTGTTCAGCGGCTGCCTGTACAAGATCATGATCAAGGGCGATGACAAGATCGGCGCCGACGGCAGCATCGAGGAAGGCGACAGCTTTGTCCTGCCGTTCAGGCCCAACCGCGCGCAGAAGCGCTTTATCCGCAGGCTCTGGCACCGCAACCTGATCCTCAAGGCGCGACAGCTCGGCTTCACCACGCTAATTGCGATCATGTGGCTGGATCACGCGCTGTTCAACGGCGATCAGCGCTGCGGGATCATCGCCCAGGACCGGGAGGCGGCCGAAGCGATCTTCCGCGACAAGGTGAAGTTCGCCTATGCCAACCTGCCCGATGAAATCCGCGAGCGTTTCCCGCTAGCGCGCGACTCGGCCACCGAGCTGCTATTCGCGCACAACAACAGCAGCGTCCGCGTGGCTACGTCGATGCGCTCGGGCACGATCCACCGCCTGCACGTTTCCGAGTTCGGGAAAATCTGCGCCAAGTTCCCCGACAAAGCGCAGGAGGTCGTCACCGGCTCCATCCCGGCCGTGCCCACCAACGGCATTCTGGTGATCGAGAGCACGGCGGAAGGACGCGAAGGCGAGTTCTTCAAGATGGTCGGCATTGCCGAGGCGAACCACGCCAGCCGCAAGAAGCTCACCGCGCGCGACTACCGCATGCACTTCTACGCCTGGTGGCAAGAGCCGAAGTACCGCATGGATGCGTCCACGGTCGAGATTACCCAGGAAGAACACGAATACTTCGACCTGGTTGAGGCCACCGTCCTGCGCGACATGGGCGAGCGCATCACCATCGACCCGGATCAGCGCGCCTGGTACGTCGCCACGAAGCGCGCCGACTTCTCCGGCGCCGAAGAGAAGATGTGGCAGGAGTACCCGTCCTTCCCATCCGAAGCCTTCCAGGTCAGCACCGTCGGCAACTGGTACGCCAAGGACATGCTGGCCCTGCGCAAGCGCGGCGGCGTGTGCCGCGTGCCGGAACTGGATATGCCGGTCAACACCTTCTGGGACATCGGCAACAGCGACGGCTGCGCGATCTGGTTCCACCAAGAGCTGCGCGGCGAGGATCGCTTCATCAGCTACTACGAGGCGCACGGCGAGGACTTGCGCCACTACGTCCGCGAGCTGCGCGAGAAGGGCTATGTGTTCGGCACTCACTACCTGCCGCATGACGCCAACCACAAGCGCCTCTCGGACTACAACCGCAGCACGATGGAGATGCTGCAAGACCTGATGCCGGGCGAGCGATTCGCCATCGTGCCGCTGATCACTGAGCTGGTCACGGGCGTCAGCCAGGTGCGCAAGCACATGAAGGCCGCCTGGATCGACGAAACCGGCTGCGCCAAGGGCATTCAGCGCCTGGAGGGCTACCGCAAGCGCTTCAGCCGCGCAGACAACCGCTACACCGACCAGCCGGACAAGAGCAACGGCTGCAGCGAAGGCGCCGACGCCTTCCGCCAGTGGGCGCAAGCCAAGGAGCTGGGGATGCTGCACACCGCCACCACCAGGCCATCCACCTATGTAGAAGCCGAGGCGCCTGACTGGCGCCTGTGAGGACACCAACCATGAACCAGACCACCGATGACCTGGCCCTATCGCTGCGCGAGTATCAGGAGCTCTGCGACGAGATTGAGCTGCAGCCGCGCTGGCGCGCCATTGCCGACAAGGAGATGGACTACGCCGACGGCAACCAACTCGACTCCGACCTGCTGCGCCGGCAGGCCGAGCTGGGCATACCGCCTGCAGTGGAGGACATGATCGGCCCAACCCTGCTCAGCCTGCAGGGCTACGAATCGACCACGCGCACCGATTGGCGCGTCACCCCGAACGGCGATCCTGGCGGCCAGGACGTGGCCGACGCGCTGAATTTCAAGCTCAACCAGGCCGAGCGCGAGAGCAAGGCTGATCGAGCATGCAGTAAGGCATTCCGCCCGCAGATCGCCTGCGGCATCGGCTGGGTAGAGGTGGCCCGCGATCCCGACCCGATCCGCTACCCGTATCGCGTCAGCGCCGTGCATCGCAACGAAATGCACTGGGACATGAAGTGTGGCGACGACTGGGAGCAATGCCGCTGGCTCCGCCGTCAGCGCTGGCTGCTGCCTGAGCGCGTGGCCGAGACTTTCCCGCAGCATAAGGCGCTGATCGAGGCATGCGGCCGTGGCGGCAATGGCTGGTGGATGGATGACAGCCTGTACAGCGAAGGAGGCGCAAGCACCGGCTTGAACAATGCCTGGGATGAGGCGCGAGCCTGGACGATGCAGGAAGACCGCTGGTTCAACCCGACCACCCGCGAAGTCTGCCTGGCTGAGGTCTGGTATCGGCGCTGGGTGAGCGTGCTGGTGATCAAGACACCGAACGGGCGCGTGGTCGAGTACGACCCCGAGAACCTGCAGCACCAGGTAGCGCTAGCGAGCGGGGCAGCCAAAGCGCAGAAGGCCACCATTGCCCGCGTGCGGCGCTCATACTGGCTCGGCCCGCACCGCCTGTTCGACGGCCCGACGCCGTACACGCACCGGCACTTCCCCTACGCCCCTTTCTTCGGCTTCCGTGAGGATGCGACTGGCGTGCCGTATGGCTATGTGCGCGGCATGAAGTACGCCCAGGACAGTCTCAACAGCGGTATCAGCAAGCTGCGCTGGGGCATGAATGTGGTGCGCGTCGAGCGTACCGCAGGCGCCACCGACATGACTGACGCCCAGTTGCGCCGGCAGATCGCGCGGCCTGACGCCGACATTGTGCTCAACCACCAGCACATGGCGCAGCAAGGCTCGCGCTTCGAGGTCAAACGCGACTACACGCTGACCGATCAGCACCACCAGATGCTGGCCGACAACCGCGCCACCTTTGAGCGCGTGTCCGGCATCACCAGCGGCTTTATGGGTAAGGCCGGAACCGCAAGGTCGGGCCTGCAGGAGCAGACGCAGGTGGAGCAGAGCAATCAGTCGCTCGGCCACATCATGGACAACTTCCGCGCCGCCCGGTCGCTGATCGGTGAGCTGCTGCTGGCGATGATAGTCGAGGACATGGGCAGCGAGCCGGCCACCATCATCATCGAGGGCGATGCCGTCACCGCTGACCGCACCGTGCAAATCAATAAGCCGGAGGTGGACGAGCGCGGCTACCCGTACCTGTCAAACGACCTGCAGCGCACCCGCCTCAAGGTCGCCCTGGAAGACGTGCCGTCCACCAACTCCTACCGTGGCCAGCAGCTCAACGCGATGAGCGAGGCGGTCAAGGCCATGCCGCAGCAGTACCAGGCCGCCGTGCTGCCGTTCTTGGTCAGCCTCATGGACGTGCCGTTCAAGCGCGATGTGGTCGAGGCTATCCGCGCCGTGGATCAGCAGCAGACCCCGGAGCAGATCGAGCAGCAGATTCAGCAGGCGCTCAAGGACGCCGGCAACGACATCAAGCAGCGCGAGCTCGACCTGAAAGCCGAGCGGCAGGCTAGCGAGATGCGCGGCATGGACGCCAAGACCGTGCTGACCCTGATCCAGGCGATGTTCTCCAGCATGCAGGGCGGCGCCCAGGTGGCGCAGATGCCGATGATCGCGCCCATCGCCGACAAGATGATGCAGGCGGCCGGGTTCCAGAACCAACCAGGCGGGCAAGACCCGAACTTCCCGGTGCCCGAGCAGGCCGCCGCCATGAACATCGCGTCGCCTTATGTGCAGGGTGAGGGCGCCGTGACCGCTGGAGGTGACGCAGGCATCGAGGCTCCAGCCAACACCAGCCCGCAGTTCCCGGCCGTGGCCGGCACTGGGCAGCAGGGCATCGAGACGGCAACCCCGGCCGACAACCTGGGGGCTCCGGTATGAGCGAGCCATGCCGTGGCTGCACGCCAGCCGGCCACCAGTACCACCGCCCATTTACCCAGGCCGAGTACCAGCAGGCGCTGACCCTGCTCGCTCAGCGGGAGGACATGAGCATCGAGCGGCGCGAGCAAATCCGCGCCGAGATCGACGCGCACCCACGGGAGGCTGAGTAGATGGACTACTGCACGCACTTCCCAGAGGGCTGGTGGGCGACCTGCTGCCAGGCGCATGACGTGGCCTACGCCGCGCAGATCGGCCGCACGAGGCCGACCTTGGCCTGCTGTCATGCGTAGCCAGCAGTGGCGGAAGCGGCGCTATGAGCCTGCTCGCCGGAGCCATCGGCCTGGCCATGTTTATCGGCGTGCGCCTGTTCGGCTCGCGCTACTACCGCAAGAGCTAAAGGAGAGTCACCGCATGCCGATCATCAAGCCCACCGTTGGCCGCGTTCTCTGGTACTGGCCGAGCACCCAGGACATTGAAGCCGGGATGTTCGCCTACCCAGGCAGCGATCAGCCGTTCACCGCGCAAGTGGTGTTCGTGCATAGCGACCGCATGATCAATCTGCTCATCACCGACCACGGCGGCGGCGCTCACGAGAAGCGCAGCGTGACCCTGCTCCAGGCTGGCGACAGCGTGCGCGACAATGCCGGTTACGCCGAGTGGATGCCCTACCAGCAGGGCCAGGCGGCCAAGAGCGAGGCCGCCGAGGCGAAAGCCTGTTCCGGCTGCGGCTCCTGCGCTGCGAGCGATCCGCGTGTGCGCCTGTTCCTCAATCGAGGCGCGGTGATCAAGGTCAATGGCGTGCCGCTGGAACTGGAGCACGACACCACTGTGCTGGCGCATGCCGCAAATGTGCCGCTGCTGTCGAGCGAGAGCGTGGCGGCCTGCCAGAGCGAGCGCGCCGACTGAGCGGCGCAAGGGAACCAATGAACCACTGACTGACAGGCGGCAGAAGGCTGGCCGCCAAGGAGATTTACGATGTCCAACCGTAAGATCACCACGCAAACCGAAAAGACATACGCCGAAGGCGAGGAGCGGCGCCTACTGATCGTTCGCGCCAATGGCGGCTCGCTCGCGGTAGAGAAGCGGGTGGGTGACAACTGGATAGTTGCCGACACATTCGCTGCAGACGGCGCGCACCTGATGAACTTCGGGCTTGGCCCGGTGCGCTTCACCCCCACTGGCGGCGCGGAGTATTCAATCGAATGAGCCTACTACTCAACCCAAAGGCCGCGCCCGTTGCTGGCGGCGGCAACCGCGTGGCTCTGCTCGGCACGTCGCTGATGCAGCATCACCACACGGCTAACAGTTCATTCAAGCTATCCACATGGTCGAAAGGCCCGCTCAACTGGGCGCGCACGCTCAATCCTGGGCTGTTCGACATGCCAGCCTGGTATGACCCGACCGTGCGCGCGGGCTGGGAGCCTGATGGCGTTGGCACCGTGTATTTCCGTGGGCTGAATGCCGGCATTGGCGGCGCCGTCCTGTCTGAGATATGGAATCGGCGTTTCTACCTGGCGACCAACGTAGAGTGCGATGTGGTCGTGATCGACGGCGGCACCAACGACATTCCCACGCAGACCAAGGAGTACATTCACCAGATGCGCGCGGCGCTGGTGGACTTCTACCTGGCGCTGGGCAAGAAGGTCGTGCTGCTGCCGATCCTGGCCCGCAGCACGTCGAGCTGGTCGGTCGCGTCTGGCTACCGCAAGAAAGCCCACTGGGTGAACCAGCAGGGCTTCGACTATGTTGCTGGGCGAAATGGCTGCTACAGCCTGGACTGGAACAAGCCGTGGGTAGACTTCAACAGCGCCGACGGCAGCCCGAAGGCCGGCTACAGCCCGGACGGCACGCATTTCAGCACTATCTCCGCCTACGAAGTTGGCAAGGAACTCGGCAACGCGCTCAAAGGCTTCCTTGTTCCTCGCCAGCGCGCAATTGTGGCGCCCGACGACCTGTACGACGCCACCCTCAACCCGCGCGGCAACCTGATGCCCAACCCTATGCTTTCCGGTACGGCGGGCACGGTCGGCACCGGAGCGTCGGGGTCGGTTGCGGACAACATGCGGGTGGTTCGCCAGTCAGGCGCGGGCGCAGTAGCGTGCAGCAAGGTCGCTCGCAGCAACGGGCGCGGCAATGCGCAGCAGTTGGTTATCACGCCAAGCGGCGCAGCCGGCACCGACCTCTACTACTTCCAGACCGCAGTAACCAGCGTGGCGCATAACCTGCCGGTCGGCACTTGGGTGCGCGCCTCGGTAGAAGTGGACTGCGGCGCCTGGGCAGGCTGGCAAGGCATCACGCAGATGCTGCGCGACGGCGCTACGGGCGGAATCATCGCTTACGGCATGGAGGACTACAACGCGGACGCCTGGCCTGCCGAAGCCTGGAGCGGCGTGATCGAAACCCCGCCCTTCCAGATCATCGACGCTGCGAGCACGCTGCAATGGCGCACGCAGATCAAGACCAACAACGCGCAGGCCGGCACTGGCACGCTCAGCATCGGCGCTGTCGAGCTGCGTCCGATTGCCGATCCGCGCAGCCTGATCCGCTACAAGGAATAGCCGCAATCCATCCTGCAATGCCCTGGCCCTATAGGTGGTTCACCCCTGTAGGGCTAGGTGTTTCTCCCTCTCGTTTCCACACTCGCCGCCAAGCCAACGCGCACCCGTGTGCTGCGGCGATATGCGGAGCAATCCGCGTGCTGATGACCCATAGCGGCCACGGCGATATGTGGCGGGACAGGCATGAATACCGATCAGGAAAACGAGTTCATCGAGTCGCTTGACGGCGAGATTTCCCCCGAGCAACTAGACCAGCTCCTTGGGCTGGGACAGGGCGATACCGGCGCATTGTCGTCGGAGCAGGCAGCACAGCCCGAGGCTGCCCAGGCGCATGGTGGAAAAGAGGCCGAGAGCGCGAACAGTGAGGCTGCGGACGAAGGCAAGCAGAAGGGCCAGGAGCCTGAGCTGAATGCCGACAACACCGTAGTCCTGACCAAGGACGGCAAGCACACCATTCCTTTTGACCGCCTGACCGAGGCGCGCGAACAGGCAAGATCCGAGCGCGCGCTGCGTGAAGCGGCAGAGGAACGAGCGGCAGCGGCACAACGCGAGCTGGAGAGCCTTCGATCTCAAGCTCAAGCGCGTGCCGAGGCGGGCGAGGCACCGACCAAGACCGACAACCAGGTGGCGGCAGCGCAAGCGGCCATCGACCAGGGCGTCGATCCGGGGATCTTCGGGGACTTCTCCGAGGAGGCGCTGGCGAAGGGTATCGCCACGCTGGTGGCAAGCCAGGTGGAGGCGAGGGTAAGCAAGGCGCTGGAGCCAATCCAGGCCAAGCAGGCGAGCGAGCTCACCAATCAGCACTACGCCGCCATCTACGAGGCGCACCCGGACGCCGACTCCATTGTCGAGAGCAGGGAGCTGGCCGACTGGATCAATTCGCAGCCCTCCTACGCGCGTGATGCCTACGCCGCCGTGCTCAAGCAGGGCAGCACCGGGCAGGTGATTGAACTGTTCGACGCCTTCAAGCAGGCCACAGGTGTAACTCAACCAGGTGCATCGGCTGCGGCCGATGTGAAAACCAAAGCACAGCAGGCCGCCGCACAAGCGACCGCGCCGGTTCCGAACAGCCTAACCGACATTGCCGGTGGCCGTTCGGCTGGAGTGGGTCGAGATGAAGCGCTGGCTCATATGGAAGGCTTCGAGCTCTTGCAGAACATGGATTCCATGTCCCGCGAGCAGATGGAAGCCTGGCTAAACAACCTCTAAGGAGAGCACGAGCATGCCTACCGCTCAGAACTCGCATGCCGCCTATGGCGACAAGAAAAACATGATGCAGCAGGCCGTAGGTCTGTTCGCCACTCACCTCAAGCGCAACAACAAGCTGTCGCGTCTGATCGGCTCCATGCCCAAGGGCGAGGCCGGCGCCGTGGCCACCATCAAGAAGCAGACCAGCAAGCACCTGCCGATCGTCCGCTGCATGGACTTGGGCAAGGGCATGGGTGATGAAGTCACCTTCAACCTGGTCAACCCCTTCGGCGCCATCCCGATCATGGGCAGCGAGTACGCCGAGGGCCGTGGCACCGGCATGAGCATCGAGGAAGACCGCCTGCGCGTGAACCAGGCCCGTATCCCGGTCAAGCTGTCGGACACCATGACCGACATTCGCTCGCCGGTGGACTTCCGCAAGCTGGGCCGCCCGGTCGCACAGGCGACTATGGACCGCTACCTGGATCAGAGCCTGATCATCCATGCGGCCGGCGCTCGCGGCAACGTGATGAACCAGACCTGGAGCGTGCCGCTCGACACCGATCCGAAGTTCGCGGCCGTAATGGTCAACCGCGTCAAGGCGCCGACCAAAAACCGCCACTTCATGGTGGACGGCTCTGGCGTGACCAGCTTCAAGGTCAATGCGGGCGAGATGGATATTGCCAGCACCGACGTGCTGAGCATGAGCGTGGTCGATTCCCTGCGCGCAGTGATGGACGAGATGGTCATGCCGCCGCCGCCCGTCCAGTTCGAGGGCGACGAGGCCGCCGAGGACGACCCGATCCGCGTGCTGCTGGTGACTCCGTTGCAGTACAACCAGTTCGCTGCCGATCCGGCGTTCCGCTCCATGCAGGCTGCCGCCCTGGCGCGCGCCGCCAACGCCAAGGGGCACCCGATCTTCAAGGGTGAAGTCGGCCTGTGGAACAACTTCCTGATCATCAAGCAGAACATCCCGATCCGCTTCTTCGCCGGCAACACCGTGCGCTACTGCGCCGACTTCGCCAGCGAAACCGAGAGCACCTGCGTCGTGCCGTCCAGCTTCGGCACTCAGTACGCGGTGGACCGCGCGATCCTGCTCGGCGGCCAGGCCGTTGCCCAGGCGCTCGGCCGCTCCGACAAGTCCGGCGTGCCGTTCTTCTGGAGCGAGAAGGAGATGGATCACGGCGACAAGGTGGAGCTGCTGATCGGCGCCATCCTCGGCACCTCCAAGATCCGTTTCGCGGTCAACACCGGCGAGCGCGTCGAGTTCACCGACTACGGTGCCTCGGTGCTCGACACCGTGGTGCCGCTGAATCAGGTCGGCTAACCCACCCTGACGCGATGGGCGGCTAACCCCGCCCATTCCTTCACTCAGACGAGGCTCCTTTTATGGCTACCGTATCCCTGAAAAGCGCGCTCAAGCGCCAGTTCGGCAACACCCCCTACGGCAATCTGTCCGTGCTGTCCTTCGCCCTGGCCACCCTGGCAAGCGGCGCCGCCGCCGATTCCGACTCGACTGCCGCGATTGCAGTCGGTGACGTGATCGACCTTGGCCCGCTGCCGGAAGGTCTGCGCCTGGATGACGCACAGATCATTGTCACCACCGGCATGACCGCCACCATCACCGGCTCGCTCGGCTTCAAGTACGAAGACGGCACCGACTCGACCGAGGCGCCGCAGGACGCGGCCTACTTCGGCTCTGGCATCGACCTGGCTGCTGCCGGCCGCAAGCGTGCCACCGGCACCAAGCTGCTGACCCTGGCCAAGCCGGCACGCCTGATCCTGACCACTGCCGTGGCGGCCAATGCCAAGGCCAGTGACATCAAGGTGCTGGTGTACGGCGAGCAAGTCGGCGCTCGCTAAGCCCTGATAGAGCCGGCCCTTCGCCGGCTCTTTCTCATCCCGCAGGAGTAGGACTCCCCATGAAGATCACCGCCATTGCCGCCATTGCTCACGCGATCAACGCGGCCTATTGCGCCTCGCAAGGCGACCTTTCCCAGCCGACTTGGGCCGATGCGCCTGAGTGGCAACAGCAGTCGGCAATTGCCGGCGTAGAGATGCACCTGGCAAACCCCGACGCGACGCCCGAGCAGGCCCACGAGAGCTGGCTGGAGCAGAAGATCGCTGACGGCTGGGTGTACGGCGCGGTGAAAGACCCGGACGCCAAGACTCACCCGTGCTGCGTGCCCTACGAGGAGCTGCCCGTCGAGCAGAAGGTCAAGGACTATCTGTTCCGCGCCGTGGTGCATGCGCTCAAGGATATTCCCGACGCCGAAGACGCTGTGGCCAAGGCTCTGGCCAGCCTGCCGTCGCCGACCCTGGCTATCGAAGGCGTGCAGGCCGGCTACATCGGCGTCCAGTACATCGGCCGCCGCGACTACTGGCAAGACACCCTGTATTCCAGCGGCCTGACCTTCACCAAGGGCCAGGCGCGCTCCGTGCCGCAGATCGTCGCCCGCAAGCTGCTGCGCCACCTCGACCTGTTCAAGCAGGTGGAGGGCGCCGTGGCGGCCGGTGACGACACCGCCGAGCAACTGGAGCAGGGCGCAAAGACCAGCGACAAGCGCGAGGCCGAGCGCCAAGACTTCGCTGTAATCGACCAGATGAATCAGATCAGCACCAAGGCCGGCCTGGCTGAGTTCGCCCTGGTTCAGTTCGGCATCAAGCTGAACATGCGCGACAAGCTGGAGGACATGCGCGAAACCGTCACCCAGCACATCACCCGCTTCGGGGCGCAGTAATGACCCTGGCCGAGCTGATCCGCCGCGTTCGCACGGAAGCGCACGACCTGGCTGAGCCGTATTTCTGGAGCGATGAGGATATTGCCTCCTGGCTGAATGATGCCGTCAGCGAGGCATGTATTCGCGCGCGACTGATCCACGAAAGCCAGGACGCGGCCGTGTGCCAGATTGCCGTGACAGCCGGCCAGGCGGTCTACCCGCTGCACCCGGCACTGTACGAGCTGACCCACCTGGGCCTGTATCCGGCTGACGGATCGCGCCCAAGCATGCTGCTGCTGTACTCGACCGAGAGCCTGGACGCCGAGCGCCCAGGCTGGCGGGGCGAAGTGGGGTGCCCGCTGTACGCGATCCAGGGCGACACCGACTTGCGCCTGGTGCCAAGCCCGGAGCAGGCTGCCACGCTCAAGCTGGAATGCTATCGCACGCCGCTGGCCGGCATGGCGCTTGCCAACAAGAACACCGCCGAGCCGGCGATTCACCGCGAGCATCACCGCCACCTAATCCAGTGGGCGCTGCACAAGGGCTTCTCTGTGCCGGATATGGAAGCATTCGACCCGAACCGCTCGGCCCAGGCAGAGCGAGCCTTTGAAGACTACTTCGGCCTGCGCCCGAGCGCCGATCTTCGCCGCGCGACCCGTGAGGACGTGCCGCAGCATGTGGAGGCGTTCTGGCCATGACCAAGATGCACGTTGACCTAAAGCCCGGACAGGCGCTTATCGTCGGTGATGCCGTGATTCGCCTGGAGAAGAAGTCCGGCCAGGTGGCGCGCCTGCTCATCGAGGCCACCCCTGGCACCCCAATCAAGCCCCCGGCGCGCATGAGTGCTCCTGAATCTGTGGAGAACACTCATGGCTAACACGCTTTTCGACTTCGCCCGCCAGCGCTTCCTTGAGGCTCAGATCAACTGGATGACCGACACCATCAAGGTGATCCTGGTTGATACCGGCGCCTACACGCCGCAGACCGCCGTTCACCAGTATCTGGCGGACATCCCGATCTCTGCGCGTATCGCTGGCCCCGTCACGCTGACCAGCAAGGCCACCACCGGCGGCGCAGCAGACGGAGCGGACGTGACCTTTACCAGCGTCTCCGGCGCCTCCATCGAGGCCATCATCATCTATGCCGACACCGGAACCGAGGCGACCAGCCCGCTGATCGCCTACATCGACACGGCAACCGGCCTGCCGATCACCCCCAACGGCGGCGACATCATCGTCACCTGGGACAACGGCACCAACAAAATCTTCAAGGTCTAAGGCGCCTGCGCGCAGGAGTGTGCAATGAGTACCACCGAGCAAGCGACCAAGCCCGAGCCGATCCGCGTCGGCGTGGAGGGCTTTGTTGCCTTCGACGCGAAGACGCAGATGCCTGCCGCAATCCCGTGGGGTCGCGTCCTTGGCCTGCCGGCGTTCCAGATGTTCATGGCCGAGCGGCATGGCGTGACCAACATGGCCAGCTTCAAGCCGCAGCCCGAGCTGTTTGACGAGTATTGCCAGTGGCATAGCGAGAAAGGGTACTGGCCGGATGAAGACCCGCTTGGGAATCTGGCGAGCAACGCCAGCTTGATCGCAGATGAAGGCAGGGCTAGCTGATGCCTCGTGTTTACAGCTCCAAGGACGCCGGCTTGCCGGCGTTCTACATCACTCCCATCTCCTCACTACAACGGTTCAACAACTACAAGTTGATCTTCAAGGCCTGTCTGGTGGACGGCTACGGATCGCGCCCTGCGGCTGGCTGGACGCTGGTAGATGAGGGCGACCAGTTCCTGGTGCTGCGCAACGCCTCCGGCAATTACGTCACGATCAGCAGCGGCTACTACCAGAACTCGACGAACCTCGCCTATCACGGGACGTTTCGTGTCTACCTGCATGCCACTTATACAGGGATCAACTCAAGTGGCGTGCCCCAAGGGCAGGGGGTGGTATCCGGCACATCGGGTGCTGCCACGCTGCCCGTGCACTTTGGTTCTGACCTCTTCTACTGGTACAGCCACTCGCGGTGGGTGATGTTGGCGGACGAGCGAACCTTCATCTTTATGCAGGCGCCTTTCGCCAGCACGGCCTCGAGCGTATCAGGAGTCAACATTGACTCGCAGAACGGCAACGGCACGCTCTATGTGGGTGATGATCTGGGGGGGAACCACATCGCTGTAGGTGGCTTTAGAGCCACCGCCCCTGTTACCCAACCCATGCTGTACTTCGACCGCCTGGCCTTCACCACGCTGAGGAATCCGGTGTCCGGCCTGTTGGTGGATACCACAGGCATCAGCGCGTTGCTGGAGAGTGCCTACGAGAGCAATTTCGTCTACACCACCCACATCTCGAACGGCATGCTCACCTATTTGGCGAACAGCCCGATCTCGGTCATGCCATCCATCGAGATGGGGCTGGTTCGCTGGGTGGCTGCAGGCCAGCCGCAGCCTGGGCTCAGGGGCATCCGGCGAGACCACCTCATGGCCCGCAACTACTCAAACCTGACGCGGCGGCAGATTGAAGGTGCTCTGACCAGCTCCGACTACACGGGGGACACGATCTTGAATCTGACCCCGCTAGTGGAAGGTAGCCTGTATCTCCCTCTGATAGCGCACGTCGGCGGGCGCGGGGCTTTTATCGTGACTGACAACCCGGCGTACTGGTAATGCCTGCATTCTTCGTTCCGCCAGTCCTAACCCTGGTCACATACCCTCGGGATTCGATCCGCTTTAGGATTCTCCGCGATGGCCTTGTGACGCCTGGGGTGAAGTACCTGCGTGTCTGCCGGAGCTTCAACGCCGCCGGGCAGGGAGAGATCGCGCAGGAGGCGCTGGCGGGTGAGTTCACGCCGTTCGTGAGCATCCTTCGTCAGGAGCTGGTCGACCAGCCGGGGTGGGTGGTATTCGCCGAGGACGCAACGCCACCGGCCAAGGTGCATGCTCAGTACATGGCGATCCCTGGCGCCGGCACCTATACAATCGACATCGGAGAGTCGTTCCCGCGACACCTCCTGCAGGGTGACGGCTACCTGTCCGGCAGCTTCCCTGGCGGAATCACCACGCTCAACGGCGTTCCAGTGGCCGCTACGGTGCGCGCGCATTACCGGCCAGCCGGTGGAGAGCCAGGTGACGGGCTGCTGGTGGCGTCCACCGAGTCGGCAGCAGATGGCACCTGGATCATCAGCGGCCTAAATCCTGATCTTAAATTCGACATCATTGGACGGCTGGATGGTCAGAACGACGTGATAGCCGCCAATGTGCAACCCATGACGCTTGGTGGCTGAGCGTGTCCTACGTCCCGCCGCAGGGTGATGAGGTCGCGCTCGACTTCAATGCGGGGAGCTATACGCCGCCCAACGGCAGCATGGTCGCCCTGGAGTTCGCCCCTGGCGGCGGCCCTCCGGTCGGCACCGATCAGTATTCCTTCCCACCTGGTTTCGACGCGGCTTCGATTGGGGCGACAAGCATTCGCCTGGCCTCGCTGTTTGTCGATCTGCCTGGGCGCGGCATTGCGCCGGCCAATGGCTATGGCCGTCCGACAATCATCAATCGCAACGCCTACGCGCGCCCGGCCAGTATCGTGGCGGATCGCTACGGCACGCAGCGCGTGGAGCACTACCGGCGCTACCTGGCGCCGACTGCGCCAACAGTTGCCGGCATAGGCACGGCAAGACTCACCCTGGCGAAGCGCTATGTCACGCCGGCCAGCATCCATATGGAGTATGCCACTGCGCATACGGTTGGCGGCCTGCGCTTTCTGCTGCCGGTCGGCTTCGTGGCGACGCTGTTCGGCACGCGCGTGGTGCCGGAGATTCAGCGCCTCTACCCATTGGGCTTTGCAGGTGGCTACGGGCAGGCGCTGATCTGGAACCTGCGGCAGATCGTGCGGCCTGCCGGATTTGCCACGGGCGGAACCCAGGAGGCGCTGCGCTGGGGCGTGGCGCGCACCTGGAACCTGCGCCAGTACGTCACGATGAGCTACGACCCGGATAGCGGCCTTAACCCGCCGCCGTGGTCGCAGTGGACGGCCATCAGCAATCGCAATCGCCTGGTGAGCGTGTTCGGCCAGAATGCGGCGCGCTATGGCGACGCGGGCATCTACAACACCGCCAGGGCGATCCTGCCTAGCTCCATTGCCGCCCCGAGCATGCCGGCCGACTATAAGGCTGGCATGGTGGCCTACGGGCGGCGCTTCCTGCCGCTGGCCGGCATCGAGCCGCCTTATCTGAGCAACTGGCTTACCGTGCTGAATGACGCTCGCGTGCTCGGCGGCAAGGGCTATGACGCCAAGCTGTTTGGCGTGCCTTCGCTGGTCAATACGCGCCGCTACTTCCAGTTCACCGGCTGGGACAGCCGCTGGTTCGGCTATCCGATGGTGGCCTTTGGTGTGCGCTCGATAGACCTGACGGGCGCAGCGGGCCTTGCGGCGCCAGTAATCCCGCTGCCAGAGCTGAAACTTCGCCGGCGCTACGTTGATCCCATTGGCGCCGACATGGCCAGGATCGGCACGCCCTTCCTGTCGATTCACCGCAACATCATCGCGCCACGCTGGACGCTGGCCGATGCCTACGGCGAACCGCGCGTGCGCAATCTGACGCCGGAGCTGGTGACGCGCGGGCGCAACTCGGAAGAGTTCGGCGCTGCCCTGGTGCGCCTGCAATGGCGGCGCGTGACCACCGGCGAAGCATTCACACAAATCATTCCGCGCCCAGGTATCGCCTACCGCGACCGCGCTCTGCCGCTGGCCGGGATCAGTTCGGCCGTGATCAGCGACAAGCTCAAGGTGACAAAAACCGGCGCTCCGCCCTACACCGAGCAGACCATCAGCCTACGCGGGCCGGTTAATCCGCTCACGGGCGCCGAAGGCGACGGCAATGGCATCGAGGTAGATCCAAAGCTGCAGGTGCCGGAGCCGGCAATGAACCAGAGCGTGCTATACGCAAAGTCGGAAGACCCAGCGACCTTGTGGGGCATGGCGCGAGTTACATCCAACGTGATCCGCATTAATTTCAGCTACCACAACCTGACGGCCGTGGCTTCTCCGCGTGTCGAGGCGCGCATTCGCTACATCGTGCTCACCGACCCAGAGGATAAGTACGCGATCAAGGCGCCTTACGAGAACGAGCGCACCCCATTGCACAGGATGTCCCCGTTCACTATCTACGCGATGACCGAGGCGCCGGCTCAGGCGATGCAGAACCACCCAAACATCACAGGCAGGCCGCTGCATGTCATTGACGGGCGCCGAGCGGGAGGCGCCGATGTGCAGTGGGGCAATGCGCAGGTGAACAACCAGCATCGCAGTCTCCCGGCCAGCGGAATCCCGTGGGTGCATACCCTTTACAACAACGAGATGCCCAGCCCAAGGGTGCAGAACAGGCGGACAGTGGTGGCGCCGGCCGGCATCAACTCCCTGCGCATGGGGCGGACTATGGTGCCTGGCACGGTTGAGCTGACTTTCTACCTGCCGTTCCTGGCGACTCTGTTCGGCACAGCAAAAGCAGCTTTCGGCCCTCCGCGCGGCAACCAGACGCAGAAGGCGGGCGGCTACCACTTCGCCGAGTACGGCGCGGCGCGCGTGGAGCACAAGAACCGAACCGTCACCGCGTCCGGCTTCCTGGCCGAACGCATGGGCACGCGCCTGGTGGGAGACAAGCCCTATATGTGGCAGGGGCTGCGTGTCGGCCCGCTGATGCCGACCATCCCTGGTGGCTACCGGGCGGATGTTTACGGCACGGCCTTTGTCTCGTATCGCGTCCGCGAGGCGCGCATACAGGGCTTCGATGGCATGGCCATCGGCTACGACATCAACGACTTTGCGGCTCGCATGCGCGTTACCCGCCGCGAAATCGAGAAGTACCCGAGCCGCCGGATTGTGACGCAAGGGCACAGCTCTGCTCGATTCGGCTATCACGATGCGCGCGTGCTGCGTCAGTACATAAGGCCGGACGGAAACTCCGACCAACACCGCAAAGGAGCCTTCTGATGGACACTCCGATCATGCCGCTGGCCGGCATCAACAACGTCGGCGAAGACGCCGCACTGCAGGGCGAGCGCCTGTTTGTGCGCGATGCGCTGAACGTCAACGTGACCCCGGCTGGCAAGGCCGAGATTCGCCCAGGCGCTCGCCTGGTCACGGCGCAGCGCTACCGCAACCTGTGGCAGAGCCCGCTGCATGGAGACACCTTTGCCACGCTGGGCACTGACTGGGTGAAGGTCGATCCATCCACCTGGTTGCATCGGGTGCTGGCCGCCGTGGGCGATGGCGATGCTGCGCATGAGGTGCTGAACAACCAGGTGGTTGTCGCGGCGCCGGCCGGGATCTTCACCTTCGACGGCAGCGTAGCCCAGCGCTTGACCCTGGACACCCCGGCGCCGCCGTTCGTGATGGCTGAGAGCGGATCGCTGCCGGCCGGCACCTACGGCGTGGCAGTGGCCTGGCTGCGCGGAGCGCAGGAGTCGGCACAGTCGGAGATCGCGTTTACTGAGGTGGGTGATGCGGGCGCGCTGTCCGTCACCTTGCCGATGTGCCTGGATGCCAGCGTGACCGGCGCGCGACTGTACCTGACCAGGCAGAACGGCGGCGAGCTGTTGCTGGCCGGCGACTACGCCCTGGCGTCGCCTGGCATCCGCCTGCCTTTGCTGCCGGATCTTGGCCGGCCGGCGCAGTTCCGCCACCTGTCGCCCATGCCCACTGGCAAGTATCTGAAATACTGGCGCGGCCGCCTGCTGGTCGCCAACGGCAACGTGCTGCGCTGGTCGGAAGCGCTGGCCTACCATCTGCACGATGAGCGTCATGGTTTCGTGCAGATGCCGCAGCGCATCACCTTCGTGCAACCCGTCGATGGTGGCATTTGGGTCGGGCAGGTCGATCACGTCGCCTTCCTTGCCGGGGCGGAGCCGGGCGCCCTGAGTCTTTCCCGCAAGGCGTCGCGCGCGCCGATCCCCGGCAGCGCGATCCTTGTCCCTGCCGAGGTGGTCGGCAGCAACGCCTCTCCAGGCGGATCGCCCGTGGCTGTGTGGCTGGCCGAGAACGGCTATGTCATGGGCACCAGCGGCGGCGACCTGGCCGAGGTGCATGCGGGCGTGATGGCTGGGATCACTGGCCAGCGCGGCACGTCTGTAGTGCTGGATCGCCGATTGACAACAGCAGTAACCTGAGTCATCCCGAATTTCCGGGCCAACTATCCGCTGCGCAAGAGTGCGGCATGACTTACCAAGGGGTAATCATGTCCTACTTCATTCTTGTTCTGATCGCTCTCACCTGCTGCCTGCCGGTGGCCCGAAGGGTCTGTCATGCTGTCTTGCTGTGGCTGACCGCAAAAATCCTCGGTGAGCAAGTCCTTGCCCGTGGCGAATACTTCGGCCGCGTCAACGGCGGCGCCTGGGCCAAAGAGGGTGACAACCTCATCGTGCTGGAGGGTTTGTCGCACATCCTCAGTGTGGCGCTCGGCGGCACAGCCAAGCCTGCAGGCTACTACCTGGCACTGTTCTCCGGTTCGGCGGCACCGGCCGCCAACTGGACGGCCGCCAGCTTTGCCGCTGTGGCCTCGGAAATCGTCAGCCTGACCGAGGGCTACACCAGCCCGACCCGCCCGGCCTGGACGCCGCCGAACAGCACTTCCACCAACAGCATCGACAACATGGCCGCTGTAGCCAGCGTCACTATCGCCACCAGCGGCACGCTCAACGTGACCGGCGCGGCGCTGCTGACCGACAGCACGCGCGGCGGCACCACTGGCAAGCTGATTTCCGCGACCAAATACGCCGCTGAGCGGGTGTTCCAGAATGGCGACACCTACGAAATCGGCTATCGCATCAGCCTGACGGTCTAAGCCATGCACCAGCCCCGCCCTCACGGCCGGTTCTACTACGGCGAGGGCGAGCTGGATCAGGATGATGCGGCTGCCGCTGAGCTGCTGCTGCGTCGCCTGACCAATCTCAAGGGCGTGTCTCGCCTGGACGCGCTCAAGATGGCTCGCACTCTGCCGAGCGGCGCCACGGCAATTGCCCAGGACGCCGGCGGCGTGGTGCGCCTGCTGATCTACCCGAAGGTGGAGCGAGACGAGCCCGAGCATGAGGGCATTGCCGAAGACTATGTGCCGATGCTGTTCTGTGGCGCCATTGACAACGGCATGGGCGTGCCTGGGAAGCCTATCGACGTAGCCGTCACGAACACCACGCAGCGCCGGCTTGGCCAATATGTTAAGGGCGAGGAAGCCGCCGCACGGCTGAGCCTGGCGCGCTTCAACTGCCGCATCCCCAACCACCTCAAGCTGTTCGGTGGCGAGCTGGAGCCGTTCATGACGCAGTACGCCAGGCTGCGCCCGACATGGTGGACGGGGGCGATGGCGCAGGTGGTGCAGATCGTCGGCGGTTATGGGCGACAGGACTTCGACGATCTTCCCGATGAAGGTGTCGAGCGCGCGCGTCTGCTGATCCCGGCGCGCTACCATAGGCGGATCGCCCAGGAAATCGAGAACCGGCGACTGCCCGGCTATCTCGGCATACCGCCCGAAGACGGCCAGTTCGTCTATGACATGCAGGCGGCCAAGACGCATGGCGTCACTTTCGACGCCGCTGGCGCGCCGTGGCTGACCCAAGTAAGCCGTGCTGGGGTGTACGCCATGCCGCTGCCGATCATTCCGGCGACCGCGACCCAGGCATTCCGCGAGTACATGGAGGAGGTCGCCGACCACGAAATTCTGTGGGCGCTTGATCGTTTCGGCGGCCTTCCGTCTGGAGAGGGCTTCCCTGCGACCGAGGACGGCATGGAGGCGTGGCGCCGGGCCGGCGCCATCATCAAGGTCTGCGAAACCAAGGACTTCTACGCGCTGGATGCGCTTAGCTTGGCCTGCGGCTGGGCGTTCAATAGCAGCGGCACGGAGGGCTTCAATACCGCGACCGGCTTCGGCGGCGAGTATGCGATTCCCTTCTGTGCGGCTTTCAAGCTGCGCCTGCGCTTCGGTAGGGCCGAGAATCGCGGCTGGGTGGCGGGCCGTACCTTCGAGGGCATGGCCGATCAGGCGCGGATCAATGCCTACATGGGCGGACTGCTCAGCCGGCTTTCCAAGAACCGTGACCGCGAGCGTGCCATCAAGTACAAGCTGCGCCGCGTCGAGCCGGCGAAGATCATTGCCCGCCTTGGGCATGATGGCGCCGCCGACGTGGATTACTGGGACGCCCTGGAGATTGAGCCGATTGCCGCGCATATCGGCAACTGCGCAAAGGTCGGCCAGGGATGGATTTATCCAACTGTTCTGCCGAGCTTCAAAATTCCAGAGCCGGTGCTAGGCGGGCTTATCTCGCACACCACCGAAGGGCTGTATGACATCGACCCGCCCGAGAAATACCCCAGGTGCGACACGATTATTTACGGGTACTACCTGGGTGATGATCTGAAAGTCGTCAAATACTTTTATGACGACCGAGAGCTTGAAGTTACCGAAGAGTCGGACTTTGAGGATTGCATGATCGTCGGGAAGTGGGAGAAGACACAATATCAATCGCCGCCGAAGCTGCAGGGCCGCTTATACACAACTGACTTCGACGAGCGCAAAGAAGTGTCGGAATCGTTCACCAGGACAAACGTAAAAGGCGTCGATCTAGGCTACACCAATGGCAGCCTCTACATGCTGTTGTCTGTGTGGTCTTATGTATTCCGCTTCGAGCGTCGTCGTTATTACGGGCGGACAACCAATGTTGTTCGTCACCGGCAGGCCAGTCGCAGCATGTATTGCTACGCGCCATTCATGGAGCGCAGCGCATTGGTCTGCGGCTACTACGAAACGTCCAAGACGGACGAAAAAACCGAGGTGGCCGAGCGTCTATTTGTGACCGATCCGAACAAATACCACGCATGGAGCTATGACTGGTACACCCGAGATTTTTGGGGCACCCAAGAAGACTGGTTTGACTGGTCATACATGCCCTACGACACATCTCCGCCAAACCCGTTCATGGTGATGAAGCATTATTACGAGCCCAACTACTGCTCAGACTGGGCGGATAACGGTGAGTGGCTTGATACGCCGCCAGTTGATAAAACGGCCTACTTCAACTCTGGCCCGGACTGGCATGAGGAATACGGCGAGATTTGGGGTGGTGCGCTGCGATACACCGCCAGGCGGCCTTCTTTCCATGAATACTCCAAAAGACTTCCAGGCGATGAGTCAGAGGAATTTGGCAATTACACCAGCATTCTTGACCAGTACAAAAAGCTGTCGGACAAAGAAGTAAGCGACTTCCACTACTCAATATCCCCGGACAGTTTTGGCAATGTTTTCTATCAAGATGCGGTCAGGATCGCGGCCGGGGTGGCGCGTTACGCCAGCCTGTCGGACACCGGCGGCGGTAACTCTGCCGAGCGCACGCGCTACGGCTTTTCGGTGATGGCCAATCATCGGGTCGCGCAGCATTACATAGGGGTGATCAATGGCTAACTACCGAGACGACACGCAGGAAACGGCGGTCGCCAGCAATTCCGCCTGGGGCGGCCTGATCGCCTTGGTCGGCGAGGCCGCCAAGGCCGCCAGCGCGCTGATGTTTGGCCTGCTGGTGCTGCACAGCGAGAGTATTGCTGCGAGCGATGCGGTGATTGACCGCGCCAACGTCATGGCGACGGATCAGGCGGCCGCCAGTGACCAAGTGCTGGATGTGAAGCGCGCAGCGCATGTCTTCAAGGAGTCGGCGCGCGTTGTGGACTGGCATCGCGGCGTGCTTCGCGTGCTGCACGCGGAAAGCGCTACGGCGCAGAGCCTGGTGATCGACCGTGCGCGAGCAGTGATCATCGAGCATGCAACAGTCGCCGACCAGGCGCTGCCGCAGCGCCGCGTCGCCGTGCTGCTGGCGGAGCAGGCGAAGGCGCTGGATTTCTCGGCGCGGTTTGCGGTCGAGCTGGTGCAGGAGTCGGCCGAGGCTGGCGACCTGGCGAGCGGCAGGGCGCGGCAGCGCTCGCTGGCGGTGAGTGCTGCCACGCTGAGCGACGAAGTGCCCGGCGCGCACCAGGCGGTTGCGCCTGTAATCGCCGAGTCTGCGCGCCTGGCAGCGACTGCGCTGGATCAGCTGCTGGCCCGCGATCTGCTGGCGGATGGCGCAATGATTGAGGATCAGCCCGTCAGCGATGTGATTATTGGCCAGGCGTGGACGGCAGGCGCCGACAGCTGGGCCATGAGTCGCTACGCACCACACGCCTTCGACGGCCTGGCGGTGATCGACGGCAAGCTCTACGGCGTCGCCAGTGACGGCGTGTACGTCATGGATGCTCACGACGAGGCGCTGGAGGTGCGCATCAAGACCGGCAAGCTCGATGTGGGCCAGGGCATGCTGGTTCACCCGCACCAGGCGTTCATCGAGTACGCCCTGGATGGCGCCGCCAGCTTGGCCGTGACCACTACGCAAAGCGGTGCGGCGCAGACCTACGCCTACCCGCTGGCGGTTGAGCCAGCCGCCGAACTCACCAATGGCCGTTTCGTCCTCGGTAAAGGGCTGCGCGGCCGGCACTTCGCTTTCGAGCTGCAGATGCAGGCGCGCAGCGGCGTGATCAATGACCTGCGCGTCGATGCGGCGCCGACCAAAAGGAGAGTGTGATGGGAATTGCGCCTGACAGTATTTTGGGCGTGGCGGTCGATACCGTCACCGACAAGATCAACGACCTTGATGCGCTGGGCCGCAGCTATAGCGCGCAGCTCAGCGCCGCCCTGGCGTCCATTGGCAACATCAAGGTTGCAGACGTGCCGGCGCCGGCGCGAATCGTGCCGCCCGAGGCCAGCCCGCCGAGCGTGACGGTTGGCGATATGCCCGCCTACAGCCCTCCAGCGCTGGTGCTGCCGTCTGCGCCATCAGCTCTGAGCATTGACGACTTGCTCAGCGGCCTGGACGTGGGCGACATGGATGCGCTGCCGGATGCGCCAGCACTCATCCCGATCAACATTCCTTCCGCGCCGGGCATGCGTGACATTGCCGCGCCTGCGCGCCCGAACATTGATACCAGCATCGACATCCCTGCTGCGCCACAGATCACCATGCCGCAAATGGAGGCGCTGGAGCAGATTCGTCTGCCGGAGTTTGTATTCCCCGACCTGCCGACCTTCGACGCGACCCCGCCTGACGCCAGCGGCATCACCGTGCCCAGTGTATTCATCAACTGGACTGAGCCGCAGTACGCATCCGAGGTGCTGGACGACCTGCAGGCCAAAGTAAAGTCGATGATGGCGGGCGGAACTGGCTTGCCGGCGCCCATCGAGGACGCGCTTTTTGCCCGTGCCCGCGAGCGTGACAGCGGCGAGACGGAGCGCGCGGTACAGGAGGCGGTCGATACCTGGGCGTCGCGCAACTTCTCGATGCCGCCCGGCATGCTGAGCAAGCAGGTTGGCGTGATCCGCGAGCAGGGCCGACTGAAAGCGGCCGAGCTAAACCGCGACATTCTCGTCCAGGCCGCGACCTGGGAAATCGAGAACATCCGCTTTGCTGTGCAGCAGGGCATGGCCCTGGAGCAGTTGACCGAGAACATGCACCAGAACATGGCCCAGCGCCTGTTCGAGGTTGCGCGTTTCTCGGCCGAAAGCCAGATCAACGTCTTCAACGCCCGCGTCAGCCTGTTCAATGCGCAGAACGCGGCGTTTGAGACGCTGGCCCAGGTGTACCGTACCAAGCTGGACGGAGCGATTGCCAAGCTCACGGCCTACAAGACCGCGATTGATGGGCAGGTAGCGCTGGGGCAGATCAACCAGCAGCGTGTTGACGTGTTCAAGGCCAAGCTCGACGCAGTGCAGTCGAACGTCGAGGTGTACAAGGCGCTGATGCAGGGCGCGTCGGTGCGCGCCGAGACGATCAAAAACCAGTTCGACGCCTACCGGGCAGACGTGCAGGCATACGCTGAGCAGATCGGCGCCGAGAAAGTGAAGTTCGACGCCTACCAGGCCCAGGTGCAGGGCGAGTCGGCCAAGGCCGACGTGCTCGATTCCCAGGCCCGCGCTTACGCTTCGACCATCCAGGGTCTGGCGAACAAGGCGGACATCAAGGTCAAGGGCGCGCAGATCAAGATGGAGGCAGCGCGCACCAAAGTGACCAAGTTCCTCGCCGATGTGGATGCCTTCAAAGCCACCCTGGAAGCCAGTCTTAGCCAGGTGCAATTCGTCACCACGGCATTTGGCGCCCAGGTGGAAGCCTGGCGGGCGAAGTCGAGCGTGGCCGTGGCGGATGCTGAGATGCAGTCTCGCTTCGCGGATATGACCGCTCGTACCAATATCGCCTACTCGGAAATGCAGATGAGCGAGTACACCGCAAAGATGCAGAGCGCGATTCAGCAAGCGCAGATCGCCCTGGAGTCGGCAAAGGCGGTCGGTCAGTACACCGCCCAGCTCGCCGCTGGCGCCATGTCGGCCGCGCATGTGTCGGCCAGTATCAGCGGCTCCGGCAGTGCCAGCAGCTCGGACAGCAACAGCACCAGTACGTCTACCAGCTACAACTACAGCTATTGAGGCTAGGGGCAGATCATTTGCCCGTTGATCAGTTGGCAGGCCGGGCCGCCCGCTGCGGGGAAGTGGGCGGTGCCGGCTCCACGGTTGTAGCGAGCGCCGTTGGTGTCCCAGCACCCAGCGCTGTCGCAGTTGGTGATTTGTGCCGGGGCAGTGGGAGCAGAGGCGCTGCCGCCCGGCGCTGAGCGTGGTGGATTTTCTGCGCGGTCAGGCAGGGAGATGTCTATGCCGGCGCAGATTTTGGCAGCGGCCGCGAGCTGGCTGGAGGTAAGGCCGGGTGCGCCTTTGTATGGCGTGGACACTTGCTTGCAGAGCTTCTTGCGCTGGCGCTCGGCGTCGTTGTTTGCGCCTACGACCGTGACGCGCGGGCCGCCTTGCGGTTGGCGAGGCACGGGCGGCGCGTAGTAGGCAGGCGGGATTTGATACGGGACGACTTCGCTGGCGCTGACCTTGGTTGGGGTGATCGCCAGCGTCGAGGTCGTGTGACCAGCGGCGCAGCCGTTGTCGGAATAGGTCGTCTTGCCGTTGGCGTCTACGCACTTGAACACCTGGGCGCTGGCAGAGCAGGGCAGCAGCACCGCCAGCGCGGCAAGGATGAGAGGCTTCATACCTGGTTCCTTTGTAGTGGTCGTTCCCTAGAGCAGCATAGTGCCAGTTCTTATCGCCTGGTAAAGGTGCGAGCTGTCACCGCTGACCCGCCACCCCTGTAGGGCTGGCCCCTGATCGGCCTGATTCGGAACATGCGTCCGCATCAGGCCGTTTCTCATTCAGGGGCACCCCAATGCGCGGATTCAAGGCGGGCTCCAAGCCCAAGGCTCCCCGCTCAATCAAGAGCGGGACTATCCAAGGGCCGGGCACCGGCACTTCCGACGACGTGAAAGCCACGGTGGCCGAGGGCAGCTATGTGATGCCGGCCGACTCCACCGCGCAGATCGGCGCCGAACAACTGCAGGGCATGGGCGCCCCGGTCGATGTGAACCTGAGCAACGGCGAACAGCTCATGTCGCCGGAGCAGGTGCATGCAGTGGGCGTGCAGACCCTGGATGCCATGAAGAACGCTACGCATGTGCCGGCAGCGCAGCAGCAGGGAGTCAAGGGCTTCCAGCCTCGCGGCAATGAGCAGGGCAAGCCGGAACTGTTCTTTGCTGATGGCGGCGCAGTGCAGGAGTTCAGCGACAGCGTAGGCGGGTATTGGTCGAGTGACAACGCTCAGTTTGAGGCCGGAAGCCCGTCTACCATGCAGCGTGTCGGCCGAGCGATCAATCCCGTAACCAGTCTCGGCTCGGCCATTGGTGCGATGCACGACGCCGCAGGCCAGGGGGATGTCGCGGGAATGGGGCTGGCTGCTGCGCAAGCGATCCCCGTGTTCGGCGCAGTGCGCGCAGTAGCGCCCACCCTTAAAACGGCGGCCGGCTTCGTACCCTCTGCCGGAAAGACTGCCGCCGCCACCGCCGGCAGTGCCGCCTTTGGAGCCGCCGCCGATCAGTACACGCCAAGCGAGCAGTCGTATGCCGACGGCGGCCCCGTCTACAGCAGGATTGATCCAGACGAACTTGGCCGCAACAACACTCCGCAGCGCAAAGTCACCCCGCGCCCGGCCCCTATCTATGTCGATGGACAGGGCACCGCTACCCGTGTGCTGCCGTCGCAGTCTCGCGCTTTGGTGCCGGCCGGCCCGGTCACGGGCACCGAAGTAGCCACGACTCGCCAGCCAAGCCCGGCCGGCGCTGCGCCGGGCGGCGCCTCGCAGGCTGACTTCCACACCAATTCCCGTGGCGAAACAGGGCGCGGCTTCTCGCCGTCTTCCTCGCGCGCCGTAGTGCCCGCCGGCCCCGTTACCGGAACTTCGCTGGTGCCGGTCAATCAGCCGACCGCCGGCTCGCCAGATACAGAAGCACCGAAGGCGTCCGCTCGCCCTGAGCCGGACTATCGCGCTCGCGCCGAGGTCAAGGCCCGCGCCGCGCGTGATACGGCCGCCTTCGAGGCTGACCGCGCCGCCCAAGATGCGCGCTTTGAGGCCGCCAAGAATCAGCCGGCCGCGCCGGAGAAGGCGCCTGGTCGCGGCAGGGCGGCGGTCAACGGCGCGGCCGGCAAGGGCGTTGGCGCCCTGGCCATTGTTCCGGCGCTGGCCGAGTCTGCTGCCGACGATTCTACAGCGCGCTACGCCCAGCGCTTCGGCATGGATGAGCCGACCGGCGATGGTTCGGCGGGCGACATTTTAAAGTTCGCCGCGCTGCGCGGCCTGGGCTTCGCCAGTGACCTGGGCAACAGCCTGACGATGGGCCTGGCAGGCAACCTGTACCGCGACAACCAGGGTGAGCAGGCGCCAGGCGCGGCCGTTTCCGCGCCAAGCCAGCAGGCGGCGAGCGCAGCGCCTGGCCAGGCCCAATCTCAGCAGGCCGCCCCAAGCGCGCCGGCGCCTGCTGCGCCTGCTGCGCCGCAGGGAAACGGCTACCAGCAGACCGGCATCAACGGCATCGTTGGTAAGAAGGACGAGAACGGCCAGTACAGCTTCACCAATGAGGGCGCTGCCGTCGCTGGCGCCAGTGGGCAACTGGATATGCCCAATCGCGGCGGCACGTTCAGCGTGGCCAGTGGCGGCCAGGAAGGCATGGAGCGCAACCTGCGTGCTGCGGAAATCATGCAGAGCGCCCGCGAGGCAGGCGCGCGAGGCTTCCGCCAGGGCGGCGTGACCGTAGTGCGTGACAGTTCGCGTGACGGCGAAGCCGGTCGAGCTGCAATCGCTGCCGCCAGCACGCCATACCGTGGCTCTCCGGGCGGCCAGCTTACCGCGAACCAGTTGCGCACCCTGGCCGGACTGCAGGAGTCGAGCGACCGCAACGCTACTGACCTGGCCCGCGAGCGGATACAGCAGGAAGGCGCGGATGGCCGTGTCGCCATCACCGAAGCGGGCGCCAATCAGCGCTTCGCGCAGAGCAACGCCCTGGATCAGCAGCGCACCGCCGCCGAACTGGAAAGCAAGGGCTTTGCAGCGCGCTCGGCGCAGCGCCTGGAAAAACTATACGAGCAGTACGACAAGGCGGCTCCGGAGGATCGCGCGGCGATTGCCGAGCAGTTGCGCGTGTTGACCGGAAAGGACAAGCCCGATCAGTACGGCACTGTCAGCCTGGGCACCGAAGTTGATCCCATCACCGGCATGGTCACGAACCGAGGCGATGCCGTGTTCAATCGCGCCAACGGCCAGATCATCGGGCAGAGCGCCGCGTTGCCTCCTATCGAGCAGAACCCGCAGGCGCTAGCCATCAAGAACAACCAGAACCTCTCCCGCGACGAGCGCGCAAAGCAGTTGCGCGCCCTTGGCTACCAATAAGGAATCGTACTCAGTGAGCGACATCGACAAGTTTCTGGACGAGCCGGTTTCTGACACTCCCGCGAAAACAAGCGCAGTTGACTCCTTCATGGAGGACGCACCGGACACCGCTAAGGGGTTTGGCGGCGCACTGCGCGACACGGCTGTCGCTGCTGGCGCAGGCGCCGTTACCGGCATCCAGCTCCTGGCCAATGCCGCCGGGGCTGGCAATGCGGTTTCGCAGAAGCTCGGCGATGCCGCCGACTATGTTCGCGGTTTCGAGACGGAGGCCCGCCGCGAAGAGCGCGCCGCGCGCGCTGAGAAGATCAAGAAAGCCGAGGCTTCCGGTAGCACCTGGGAGGAAGTGAAGGCGAACGTCGGCGCATTTGCCGAGGCGCCCATCGACACCACTGTCGAGGCGCTGGGCACGTCATTGCCGACCATCGCGGCTACTGCGCTGACGCGCGGAAAACTGCGCGCTCCGGTAGCTGGTGCAATGGGTGCCGCGCAGGGCGCGGGCACGGTGAAAGGCGCCATCTACGACGCAGTGAAGCAACAGCACCCTGATGCCGGTGCCACGCCAGAGGAGGCAGAGGCCCGAGCCGTAGAGGCGCAGGCTTACGGCGGCGATAACGCCGGACAGATTGCGCTCGGCGCAGGGCTTGGCGTTGCAGCAGGCACTACCGGCGTTGAAGGAGTGGTTGGCCGGATGCTGGGTAATGAAGCCGGCGAGGCCGCTGCGCAGGGCGTGATCCGATCCACGCTGCTGGGCGCTGCGAAGGAGGCGCCGCTGGAGGCCGCGCAAGGCGGCCAAGAACGCCTGGCGTCGAACATCGCCCTGCAGAACGAAGGCTTTGATACTCCGACCTGGCAAGGCGTTGCCGGTCAGGCTGCGCTGGAAGGCTTGGCTGGCGCTGCGGCAGGTGGTGGCTTCGGCGCGGTCGAGGGTGCATTTGCCCATGACTCACAATCGGCCCCGGTGGTAGATCCAACCGAGCTTGCGGGCGATGAGCCTGCCGCTGATCCCGCTCCGGCCGCTGATCCCGTGGCGGAGCCGCAGGCGCCAACTGCCGAGCCGCTGGCTGCCGGCATGGCGCCTGGCCAGGTGCAGCCGCAGTACCGCACTGAGCGACCTTTCCCGGCCAGGCCATCCGAGCAAATGGGGCTTGATCCGGCTGCCGGCGCGCTGTCCGATGCTGCTGCTACCGCCGTGGATACCGGCGCTTCCGCGCAACTGGCGCAACAGGCTGCCGAGCAGCAAGCCGCCGAACTGGCACAGAAAGAAGCCAAGAAGGGCGCCAAGGCTGGCGAGCAGATCGACACGAGCACCGGGGAAATCACCCAGGCGGCCGGCGATCTGTTGGCGGGTGATCGAGCGGCTGAGCTGCAAGACGATCTGAACTACGTCAAGCAGGCTGCGCGCGCCAACGGCTGGGATGCGCGCCTGGTGGCCGAGCGCGACCGCCTGCAGGATGAACTGGCCCTTCTCGCGCCGGCCCCGGATGCCGGCTACATGGATCGCGTGTCAGAGCGGGCCAAGCGTATCGACGCCGCGCAGAGCAGCGAGGAAGTCGCCGCCGTCCTGGCCGAGGATCAGGCCGACCCGCAGCGCAACGAAGACGCCTCCGGCCGCCTGTCCCTGGCGGCCAGTGCGCGCAACTTTGCCCTGGAGCAAGTGCCGCCGGCCAATCTGCAAGAAGGCATCGCCCAGGCCCAGGCCAGGAACGCCCAAGCAAAACCAGCGGATCAGGCAGAGGTAAGCCCTGAAACCGTTACGGCACCGGCAACCGCCGAGGCCAGCACCCAGCCGGCCGATCAAATGGCCGTCAAAGATGAAAGCCGCGCCGTAGAGCCGTCCACCACTGTTGAGCCGGTTGCCGATCAAACAACTGGCGACATCAAGGCCATCACCGCCAAGCAGATCCCGCAGATGACCGACGCGGAGATCGAGCAGGCCATCGACCACTACGGCCCCGACAACAAGCGCACCGCCAAGCTCCAGAAGGAGCAGGCCAGGCGCGCAACCCAAGGAGCAGGGAATGTCCCGCAAGCCGCTGAAACCGTCGAAGCAAGCCCGCAACCTGCGCAAGTGGCAGGCCAAGCACCCGCCGCTGACGCCCAAGCAACCGGAGCCGCTACCGCAGGAAGCCCCGCAGGCGTAGACCACGGCGCCCAGTGGGCGGGCATGAGCAAGGAGCAGCGCAAGGCTATTGCCGACCAGACCGACATCAAGCCGGTGCTGCGCAAGGCCCTGGCCGGCGCCCAGTGGCAGAGCCTGAACGCCGACGTGCAGCGCAAGCTCGCCGAGCGCATGCAGAAGCCGCTGACCTACGAGAGCGCCAAGGCCGATGCCGATGCCGCCAGGGCGCGCAGCGCTGCTGCCGGCGAGGCGATGAACAGCTTCCCGAAGCTGCCCAGCGGCCTGACCCCGGACGGCGTGAAGGCTACCCAGGAGTGGCAGGCGGCCAAGGCCGAGTCTGACGCCGCCCTGCGCGGCGAGCAGGACGCCAACAGCGTGGTAGTGAAGAACTTCCCTGCCGAGAACCGCGCCGCCATCCAGGCCGAGCGCGAGAGCAAGGCGGCAGCCAATGCCGCGCCGCAGATCGAAGGCCGCGATCTGGGCGAGGGCTGGGCCGAGTTCCACAAAGACTCCGGCACCGTGGGCATTGCCCGAGCAGACATGCCGCAGATCAAGGCTGAGCATCGCGGGGCGATGGTCAACTTCCTGAATGCTCGTGGTGTTCAGCATGGAGAGGCTACCGTTCCAGCTTCGGCGCTCAAGCCTACGCAAGCCGAGTTCAGTCGCGACAAGGTGGCTCGCGCCCGCGACTTCGAGGGCGGCAACCGCTCCATCCTGATTTCCCAGGACGGTCATGTGCTGGACGGCCATCACCAGTGGCTGGCTGCGCGCGAGAAAGGCGAGGACGTGAAGGTGATCCGCCTGGACGCGCCGATCCGCGAGCTGGTCAAGCTGGCGCATGAGTTCCCCAGCTCGACTACCGATGCCAGCAGCGAGGCAGGCGCAGAGCCGGCGCCGCAAGTGGCTGCGCCAACCCCGGAGGCAATGGGCGAGCGCAAGGCCGACGAGTACGCCGCGCACCTGCGCAAGCTGGGCGACGAGTTTCAGGGCAGCTACAAAGGCCGCTCGCTGGCGCCTCTAGCCCGAGCCATGGCCGACCATGCCATTGAGCAAGGCCGCCGACTGTCAGATGCGGAAATCACCGACCTGGGCAAGCGCTTCGACGTACCGGCCGACGTGGTTGAGCAACTGACCGGCAATATCTTCACATTCGACGCCCTGCTTGGCGCAGCACAGCGCCGCGAGCCGGGCGCTGTAGCCCTGCGCAAGCGGCAGGGCCAGGCAGGTGGCGCCGAGAGCACGGCGGTCGGCGAGCGGAAGAAAAAAACCGACGAGTACGGCGCCAAGAACAAGCTGGTCACGGCCGACCGTGCCGCCGAGCTGCGCTCCAAGCTCGCCGCCAAGCTGAACGGTTCCCAGCTCAATAGCGGGCTCGATCCCGAGATTCTGGCCATGGGCACCGAGCTGGCCATCTTCCACTTGGAAGCCAGCGCCCGCCGCTTCGCCGAGTTCGCGCGCCTGATGGCCGATGACCTGGGGCAGCCACTGGAGAAGATTCGCCCGTACCTGCGCGGCTGGTACAACGGCGCCCGCGACAACATGGAAGACCAGGGCGTCTCTATCGAGGGTATGGACAACCCCGACGAGGTGCGCAAAGCGCTGGCTGAGCTGGACGCCGCCCCAGCTGCGGCCGAAGCCCCGGCCCAGGAATCTGACGCTGAGCGTGTGGCCCGAATCAAGGCCACGCCGCCGGAAGAGCGCACCGACGCCGACCTCGACTGGTACGTCGAATACCGCCAGCGCAACCGCGGCCAGGCCAGCGCCGACCAAGAGGCAGCAGAAGCCGCCGCCAAAGCGGCCGCCACCTCGCCGAGCCTGGACAACTACGTCAAGGATATGGCCCCCAACGTGGCCGCCCTGGCGATCAAGGCGCTGAACAAGCAAATTCGTATCGACGGCAAGGCCGCAACCCTGCGCGAGCATATCGAGGCGTGGCACGCTGCCGGTGAGTTGTCGGTATCGACCAGCCAGGAGCCGCGCATCAAGCCTATGTCGCGCCGCGACTTCAACCGGGCGACCGAAGCCGAGCAGCGCATGCACGAAAAGCGCATGCAGGAGGCCGGCAGCAAGACGGTTTATTACGTCAATGACTACGACCTGGGCAAGACCGCGCACGACTACGCCTCTGCCCTGATGCGCGATGAAATCGAGTCCGATCCGGCTCCGGTAGAAGCCCGCACACAGGCCACCGCGACCAGCCCACAAGATCGCTTTGAGCAACTGCGCGCCGAAGGTCACGGCGACATGCCGCAGGTGCTCGCGTTCGCCAAGGTCGCCGGGGCCACCGGCGAGAAGCCGGCCGACGTGTACAACCGCTGGCAATCGGTGATGGGCTTCATGGGCGAGGTCGAGAAGGGCACCGGCGAAGACCTTGCGAGCCTGATGGGGCGCGCCCTGGTGAAAGAGCCGTACAAGGTCGATACCGCTTACCCAGGCAGTAACCCGCCTGCCGTGTCTGACCTGGCTGCTGCCCAGCGCTTTGCCGAGCGCACGGCGAAGGCGATGGAGAGCTTTAACCGGGATATGGCCCTGTATGAGGCGCGCACCTTCGACGCTGAGCGGTTCGGCGTAGACAAGGCGCTGATCAAGGCTGCCCGCGACGCCATCCAACAGATGCGCAAGACCGCAGCCGCCAACGAGCGCGCCGCTGAGCAATTGGTGGCGGATGCCGAAGCCAAGGAGAAGTCCGACGCCGAGGCTCTGGAGCAGGCCAAGCGCGACGGCTACGAGGCCGCCGACATGCGCGAGCTGAGCGTGAAGCCGACCGCAGCCAAGGTGACTAACTGGATGACCGGCACCTTCCAGGGGCAAACGGTCTATTCGGCCAGTGGGCACCTGATCGACCTGTCCGGTAGCGAGCCGCACCTGAAAGGCTGGGCCGAGCGCATGGACAGGCTGCGCACGACCATCAACGAGAATGCGGTGGCCAATGTGGTGGCCGGCTCCAATGCCGGCCGCGCGGCCGTGAAACTGGAGCCGCTGGCGATCAATGATCGGCCCGACCTCAAGGACAGCAAGCAGGCCGTTTTTTCCCGCAAGGAAGGCGAGCCTGCGGTCTATCTGAACCTGAATTACGTCCGCTACTTCCTGAGCAAGTTCAAGGGCGCGGAGTTCTTCGCCGGCGAGCCGAACAGTCGCGGCGACTACAGCGCTTTGCAGGTGCGGCTGAATGGCGAACTGGTCGGCATCCTCAGCCCGATCAGCATGAAGGAGGATGCCCGCACGCCGGCCGAGATTCGCGGCTTTATGCAGGCCAGCGGCAAGGCCGAGGTGAAGCCCAAGAGCGTGATCGAGCGCGCCAAAGAGGTGAAGGCAGAGAGCGGCGCTGCCGCTGCGCGCTTCCAAGTGGTCGCTATCAACGAACGCACCGGCGCTAAAGAGCACCTATCGTTCGGTGAGCCGATGACGCAAGACCAGGCGATCAAGTTCAAGCAGCGGTTTAGCGAGCACCCGGCTCGGCGCATTCAGCTGGAAGCGGTGACGGACACGCCAGCTGCCAAGCCCGAGAGCAAGCGCAGCGTCATGGAGAAGGCGGCCGAGGCCAAGGCTCAGGCCGTAGCCGACTACTTCGCGCCGGGCAACGTGGTGCCCAGCTACGGCGGCAACTTCGACCGGGTGGTGAGCTACCAGGCGCCGGACAAGGACGGCCATTGGAGCGTTACCGTGCGAGCGGTGGTCAAGCAGGGCGGCGAGTGGATCGACAAGCCCGGCGAGCGCGAGCGCAACCATTCGACCCTGCCGGAAGCTCGGGAACTGAAAGCTGGGCCGGTGGGCAAGGTCGAGCCGGTGGAGGCTGACGCGGCGCCGCAAATGTGGCATACCGAACTGCCGCAGGAAGGCATCGCGCTGACCAAGGAGCAGCGTGAGGGCAAGGTGGACGCCTACCGCGCCATATCTGGCATGCTGGCCACCGATGCCGTGAACGCGATTACACCTGTCCAGCTCACCAACCAGACGCCGCTGTATCTGCATGTGCTGCCCGAAGCGAACGGGCGTAACGGCATTGCCCGGTTCGTCCCTGACGATCAAACCGTCCCGGCGACGTGGAAGAAGGCCGATGACAAGCCGCTGAGCTATGCGCTGACCCGCGAGCAGATGATTTACCGAGCGACCGAGAGCCTGCGTAATCAGCCGATTATCGGCTCGACTGCCAAGGCCCAGGCCGCCGAGGCTGAGCGCGCGGGTTCGCGCCGCGACCCGAAAGCTGTTTCGATGTTCAACCCCTACCTTGACGGCGACGTGGTGAGCATCGACGGCCAGGACTGGACGGTTCGCCAGGATATGCCTGGCTGGTATCTGACCAATACCGGGAACTGGCGCGGCCAGCACCCGAGCATTCACGGCATCAAGGCTATGGCCGACCTGATCCGCGAGGTGGAGCAGGCTGCCACGGCACAGCCGGCCGACGCCGCCCAGGATGACGCCGCCGCCGACTTCCCGCTGAAAGAGGCCGCCGACAGCTACTCGGGTATCTCGCACAGCGGCCGCGCCCGAGCCAAGGCCGATGCCGAGGAATACGCGCGCTACATCGACGACGCCCGCGAGTCGGGCATGGCTGTAGCGCACACCGACGCACAGAAATCGGCGGTCGCTCAGGCGGTCGCCGATCTGCGCGTCGAGTACCTTGCCAACTATCGCCGCCTGATGAGCGTCCGCGCCGGCACCTACAGCGGTCATGTGGCGGGGCGGTCTGGGCTGAACAGCAAGCAGGCCAACCAGCGTAATAACGCCTACGACCGCGCGATTGAAACCTTCACCGCCTGGCAGAGCGCGAACACGCACAAGGCCCGCAAGGCAGCGCTCGATGCGCGCACCGAGGACGAAAAAGCAGCTGACCAGGCCGCCGCCGACCAGGCCCGCGAGGACAAGGCGCAGAAAGAGCGCGATGCCGACCTGACGCTGATGCGCAAGATTCTGTCGTGGAAGAAGGGCGGCGAGCCGGTGGCGATCACCAAAACCGCCGTGCTCGATGGCGTGAACAAGGGCCGCGACGGCTACCCGACCAGCATCAAGCTCAAGCCTACCGACGGCAGCACCCTGACCGACGACAAGTTCGACCTGGCGGCCCTGTTCCGTAACCGCAAGCGCGGCGAAAGCGTGCCCGAGTCCAAGCGCCGAGTGCGCGAACTGGTGGACGCGGTGCGCGCGGAGGCCGCCACCGAGGCCGCCCAGGATGCGCAGGAGCAAGAACAGGCGCCGGCCAAGGCAGACAGCGCGATCCCGCTGCTGCAAGCCCATGAGGCTGCCATGGAGCAGGCGCGCGACGGCAAGATCGAGGCCGAGGCGTTCCGCGCAGCCTTCGCTCAGGTCGAGGGCAACCGCGAGGCGATCCTGGCCGAGCTGAACAGCATGAACAAGGAGAAGCTGCTGCGCGCCGGCGGCGTTCACTTCTACCACCGCTACAAGTCCGAGAAGAAAGACCGCGTGGTTGAGGCGCTGTATCGCTCGATGCTGGACGAGTACGCGCTGGGCAAGTCCTACGGCCCGACCAGCTACATGATGACGGCGGCCGGCATGGAGTCGCACCGCCAGGCCAAGGCCCAGGCGCTGCGCGATCTGGTGGCCGGCACCGACGCCGACGCCTTGAGCCAGTACGCGGCCGAGGTGGCCGAGCTGCGCAAAGAGCGCGAGTCGCGCAAGGAGGCCACGCAGAAGGCGCTGACCGACCCGCAGACGCTGGCCGAGTTCCGCAGCGCGATCACCTACAACGCCGAGCGCCACGCCGAGACGCGCCGCGAGGCGTACCTACGCCTGACGCCCGAGCAGCGCCGCCGCTACGATGCCCTGGAGGCCGAGAGCACCCGCGAGGCGCGCGACCAGGCCAAGGCCAAGCAGCGCACCAAGATTGCCAGTGCCGGCAACACCACCGCCGGCGAGGTGATTGCCACCAAGCACACCAAGCACGGGCATGACCTGTACGTCATGAAGCTGGAGGAGCGCGTAAGCCGTGAGGACTACGACACCCTGAACAACTCGGCCAAGCGCATGGGCGGCAGCTATAGCAGCTATCGCGGCAATGGCGCCATTCCTGGCTTCCAGTTCCGCACCCGCGAGGCGGCCGAAGCGTTCCGCAAGCTGGTGGCCGGCGACACCGAGGCGGCCCAGGAAGTCGCCCAGGCCCGCCGCGATGCGTTTGAAGACGACCGCAGCCAATCGGCCGTTGAGCGCCTGCGCACCATGGCCGCAGCGCTGAATGAGCGCGCCGACGAGGAATTGGGCCGGGATCGCAAAGTCAACACCGCGCGCCGGGCGCGCATGGCCTCGGCCGCCGAAGGCGCCGCCAACGCCAACAAAGCGCTGGCGGGCACCATGAGCAACATCGCCGACGCCATAGAGGCCGGCAAAGCCAAGTTCCTCGATCTGGTGCGCCAGAAGGTGCAAGTCGAGTTCCTGAATGCCGAACTGCGCAACGCCAAGGACGCGCAGATTCGCGCCAAGTACCCGAGCTATGCCGACCAAGAGCGGCACCGTGGCCAGCCGATTGACGATGAGACTGTCGATTACTCGACCTTCCCGACCTATGGCGGCATGCGCTCCGACCTGGCCGGCATTGCCCGCCAGATGATCGAAGTGGACGGCCTGAAAAACTTGGGCCAGCGCCTGCTCAAGGTGGCCGACGACGTGAGTGACGCCTATGTGGAGTGGGCGAAGAATAACTTGCTGAGTGTGAGCCGCTTCGCCCGTGGCGAGCAGTTCGCCGAGTTCACCAGCCGCGACGATGCAGAGCGGGCCATCCGCCGCTCGAACTTGAGCGACCGAGCTATCGTGCTGCCGCTCAAACGAGGGGTGAACCGTATCGTACTGTCGCCGTCCGAGGCAATGAAGCAGGGTATTTGGCAGGGAGACGACAAGCATATTGGCCTGTCTGGCGAATTTGGCCGGGAGATTGTTGAGGCCGTTGGGCGCCGCGCCGGCAGCAAGATCAAGCTGCCGTGGCAGCTCGAAACCGTCCACGCCAAGCGCAAGCGCCTGGAAGGCATGGGCATCTACACCGGCAGCGAGTATCGCGCCGCCCTGCGCGAGTTCGCCGACCTGCAGCAGGCCATGGCCACCCCGGACAAGATCAAGCAGATGGAGCGGGCCATGATTGGCCGGCGCAGCGACGGGCTCGATTTCTTCCCGACCAGCGAGGCAGTGGTAGACGCCATGCTAGAGGCGGCTGAAATCGAGGAAGGCATGGGCGTACTGGAGCCGTCCGCCGGCATGGGCCATATCGCCGACGCGATCCGCGAGAAAACCGGCGTGGAGCCTGACGTGGTGGAGCTGTCCGGCGAGCGCCGCGAACTGCTCCAGGCCAAGGGCTACCACCTGGTCGGCGACGACTTCATGGCCATGCAGCCGCGCAGCTTCTACACCTTTGGCGACGTGTTCCAGGCGCCGGATGGCACCAAGGGCATCATGCACGGTGGCGCTGCGTGGAGTGGTCGCGCGAGCCTGCACGCGATCAACGAGGATGGCAGCGAAGGCAAGATGCTCGGCTGGTACGACCGTGACGAGCTGACCGGCATCGAGCAGCGCGGCTCGTGGAGCGGTTACGACCGCATCATCATGAACCCGCCGTTCAGCAAGGGCCGTGACATTCAGCACGTCCAGCACGCCTATAGCCTGCTCAAGCCGGGCGGGCGCCTGGTGGCGATCATGGGTGAGGGCGCATTCTTCCAGAGCAACAGCGCCGCCGAGGGCTTCCGTGCCTGGCTGGATGACCTGGGCGCGACCAGCGAGCGCCTGCCGGAAAACTCCTTTATGGATGCTGCGCTGCCGGTCAACACCGCCGTCAACGCGCGCATGGTGGTGATCGACAAGCCGGCCACCGACACCTCGGGCATCACCGCCGACAGCGCGCGTCGTGCTGCCGTGCGGGCGCGTGTCGCAGCGAACAACTACAGCCGCGAGGACGAGAATTTCCTACAAGGGATGCTCAAGGCGCTGTATGAGAAAACCGGCGACGGCGTGCTGGAGCACAAGCTATCGACCTGGCTGGACAGCCGCTATCAGCGCCTGGAGGCGGTTGACCAGCTCTATGCCGAGTACGACAAAGCCTTTGCGGGCAAGGACGAGGTGCTATTCAGCCGGCGGCCGGTCAATGTAGCCCGAGGAGCAACGCCCGTCCTTTCGCATGATGCAGTAAAAGCCATCGTCGAAAGGGTCAATTCCCGCCTCAACCTTGGCACACAGCTCGCGGTCTATCGAAGCGAGGCGGAGCTTTTCGCTGCGGCGCCAGAGATAGAGCGGCAGGCAGAGAATGATCAGGCCAAGGGCCAGATAAATGCCGTATATCACAACGGTAAAGTCCATGTAGTCACCAGTGCATTTGCGCGCAGTGTAGACGTAGAGTCGGCGATTGTGGATGCGCTGGCGCACGAAGGGCAGGGCCACTATGGCGTCCGTGCGCTGTTCAGCGGTGATCGGCAGGCCATTGACGCGGCGCTGCGCGAGTTCTTCGCCGCGATTGGTGGGGTGGCCGGCGTGCGCCGGCTGGCCGCCAAGCACGACATTGACATGAGCCTGTACCTGAAAACCGCCGCCAATATGGGTGAGCGGCAGCGCGCCGGCTACCTGGCCGACGAGCTGCTGGCGCACCTGCAGGGCAAGGCGGCCACCGCCAGCCTTACCCAGCGCGCCGCTGCCGCCGCCAGGGCGTACCTGGGCGCGATCCGCGAGTGGCTGCGCAATCATGGCTTTACCAGCCTGGCCAAGGGCACAGATGCGGATACTGCGCTGCTGCTCAAGCGCATGCGGGATGCGTCTACGCTGGCGCCTTCCTCGGCCAGGGGAGCCCCTCGTTTCAGCCTGCGCCCGCTGCAGACCACGGGCGAGGCGTTCAAGCGCTGGTTCGGTAAGAGCCAGGTAGTTGGCGCCGGCGGCGAGCCGCTGCGCCTGTACCACGGCACCGCCGCTGACTTCACCGTGTTCGACCAGTCCCGTGCCGGCTCAGCCACCGGCCATGCCACGTCGGCGCTGGGCATTTTCATGTCGTCCGACCGCCGCGCTGCGCAGAACTACGCGGAGAAGGCCAGCGACGGCATGCCGGGCTATGGCCGCGTCATGGATTTGTACGCTTCGATCCAGAACCCCTACCTGATGAGCGTGGAGGAATCTCAGGAGGTGGAAAGCCCGCTGGAGGCTCGTCGCCTGCGCACGCGCCTTGAGCAGCAGGGCTATGACGGCATCCGCCTGAAAGGCACGCCGGTGTGGATCGCCTTCAACAACTATCAGGTGAAGTCGGCCACCGACAACAGCGGCGCGTTCGACGAGTTTGACCCGGACATCCGGTTCAGCCGTTCCGCAGTGCGCGACATGGCCAGCCGCGCCACCCAGGAGCTAAACCGCACGTTCTCGGCGCCGGGCGGGCTGAGCTGGTGGCATAAGACCGTGGGCACCATGTACAACCTGGCGCAGCGCTCGCCGCACTTCAAGCCGGTGTTTGAAGCGGCGCAGGGCTTTATCGACGACGTGAGCCACTACGCCAGCGATGCTGCCGAACTGGCGCCCAAGCTGCTGCCGAAACTGGAAACCTTGCGCGACATCGCCAAGTCGCCGGTGAAGGACAAGGACAACAAGGCCATTGCTGCGCCGATCTTCGAGGGCACGCTGATGTGGGCGCGCGACGAAGACGGCAAGCCTGTGCGCGTAGACGAATCGTCCGAGCGCAAGCCTGGCATCGTCTGGACGGATGCCGAGCTCCGCTCGATGTGGAGCTTGAGCGATGGGCAGATCGAGCTGTACCGCGAGTTCCGTGAAGCCATCAATCGCAGCCTGGACACGATGGCGCGGTCGGACATGCTGCGCTTTGGCGGTGACGACGTTAAGGCCATGCGCGAGCGGGTGATGGATGCTGCCGACGCGAAGGAAGCCAGCCTGATCCTGCAAGAGCACCTGGCGGAACTGATCGAAGATCAGCCGGAGCGCGCCGCACAACTGATGGACGCGGCGAAGGGTATCAATGATCGAGCCGAGCGGGTCGCGCAACTGCAGGCCGAGGGCTATGCGCCGCTGTCACGCTTCGGCAAGTTCACCGTGGACGTGGTTGGGGAGGATGGCGCGCGCCAGTATTTCAGCCTGTTTGAAACCAAGCGCGAAGCCAATCTGATGGCCGAGCAGATGAGAGCCGCTTTCCCAGGCTCGACCGTCAGCCAGGGCACGCTGTCCGAAGAAGCCTTCAAGCTGTTCGCCGGGATCACCCCGGAAACCCTGGAGCTGTTCGGCAACGCGATGGGCCTTGATTCGTCGGGCGACGGCGCGCGGGACAAGGTGTTTCAGGACTATCTGAAATTGACCAAGACCAATCGTTCCGCGATGAAGCGCCTGATCCATCGGAAAGGCATCGCCGGTTACAGCGAGGACGTGGGCCGCGTGCTGGCTTCGTTCGTCTACTCCAATGCCCGCCAGACCGCTGCCGGCCTGAACATGGGCGACCTGTCCGAGTCGGTCAACGCGATCCCGCAGGAGCAGGGCGAGTTGAAAGACGCGGCCGTGCGCCTGGCCGAATACATCAAGAACCCGCAGGAGGAAGCGCAAGCGCTGCGTGGGCTGCTGTTTGCCCAGTACCTTGGCGGCTCGGTGGCCTCGGCGTTCGTCAACATGACGCAGCCGGTAGCGGTGACGTTCCCCTGGTTGAGCCAGTACGGCGGCGCCAAGCGGGCGGCCAAGGAGCTAGGCAAGGCCGCTCGGCAGATGGCGACCAAGGGCCACCAGTACGAGGCCGATCTGGCCAGGGCGCTGCACCTGGCCGAGGAAGACGGCACGGTCAGTCCGCAGGAGGTTCACCAACTGATGGCTCAGGCCAGCGGCACGGGCGGCCTGCGAGCCGGTGACGGCACCCGCTCCGGTGACGCTCGCGCGCTGGCATCCAACTCGCTGGCCCGCCTGTCGCTAGCCTGGGGCAAGCTGTTCGGTTCGGCCGAGGAAGTGAACCGTCGAATGACCTTCATTGCCGCCTATCGGATCGCCAAGGAAGATGGCGCTGCCGACCCCGAAGCCTTTGCTCGCCTGGCTGTGCAAGAAACCCAATTCATCTACTCGAAAGCCTCGAAGATGCGCTGGGGCCGTGGCGCAGTCGGCGGCACACTGATGACCTTCAAGACCTACTCCATTGCCTACCTGGAGCTGATGCACCGCCTGTGGAACCAGGGCGAAGCCGGCAGCCAGGCTCGCAAGGACGGGCGCAAGGCGGCGCTGCTGATGCTCGCCACCCTGTTGCTGCTGAGCGGCGCGGGCGGCCTGCCGTTCGCCGAGGATGCCGAAGACCTGATTGACGGCATGGCGCAGCTCGCCGGCTACAACTTCTCCACGCAGAAGGCCAAAGAGCAGTTCCTGCATGACGTATTCGGCGACGACATCGCGCGCTTCATCGACAAAGGCATCACCGGCCTGCCAGGCGCTCCGCTCGATGTGTCCGGGCGCCTGGGGATGGGCAACCTGATCCCTGGCACCGGCCTGCTACAGCAGCGCGACGACCACTCGCGCGACGTGCTGGAGATTGCCGGCCCGGCTGGCGATCTGGTCAAGCGCATGATTTCTGGCGCGCACAAGGTTGCGAGCGGGGAAGTAGGGGGCGGGCTGCTGGAGATGTCGCCGGCGGCCGTGCGCAACCTGGCGAAGGGCGCTGACATGGCTGCCACCGGCATGTACCGGGACGACAAGGGGTACAAGGTGCTCGAAACCAGCACCCTGGAGGCGGCACTGAAAGCCATCGGCTTCCAGCCGCAGAGCGTGGCATCCATTCAGGAAGCCAACTGGCTGGGCCAGCGCAGCAAGGCGTTCTACAGCATGCGCGCCCAAGAGATTCGCGCGCTGTGGGCGCAGGGCGTGTTTGAGAAAGACCCGTCCAAGGTGCAGGAGGCGCGCGACGCGGTAGCTGACTGGAATGCCAGAAACCCGGATCAGCCTATGTTGATCAGCGTGCCTGACGTAATGCGCCGCGTGCGCGAGATGGGCAAGTCGAAAGATCAGCGCATCGCCGACGCCGCGCCGCGCGCCATGCGCCAGCAACTGAGGGAGGACTTCGCCAGGGTGCGCGGCGTGTTCGAGGAATAACCAAACCCCTGTAGAGCTTGGCCGCCACCGGATGGTGGCCAAAACTCCACGCCATCGACCAGGGCATGGCGCCCAATAATCTATGGGAAGGGTGGCCGCATGGCGGACAAGGCTGGAATTGCAAATGAAGTAGTTGGCGCAGCGGTCGCCAACAAGGTCACTCAGGTGGGTGCGGCGGCTGGCCTCACCGGCTGGCTGATGTCGGTAAACTGGATCGGCTGGGCTGGCGTTGCTATTGCGCTGGCTGGCTTTGGCGTCAATTTGTACTTCCAGCACAGGCGGGACAAGCGTGAGCAGGCCGAGAGCCTGGCGCGCATTGAAGCCTTGCGCGGGCGTTGTGACGCATGAACCACCAGCGGACGCTGGTGGCGGCGCTGGCGATCAGCTTGGCGGGCTTCGGCGCCTGGCAGGCCAGCGAAGGCTACAGCCCGACACCGTACATTCCGACCGCAGGAGACGTGCCGACCATCGGTCACGGCTCTACCCGCTACGAAGACGGTACGCCGGTGAAGCTCACCGATCCGCCGATCACCCGTGAGCGTGCCGAGCAACTGGCTCGCAACCTTATGGCGAAGGACGAGCAGCTTTTTCGGGCCTCGATCCCTGGCGTCAAGTTGTTCCAGGCCGAGTACGACCTGTATCTGGACTTCACCGGGCAGTACGGCATCGGCAACTGGCGGCAGTCATCCATGCGTCGCCACCTGCTGGCCGGCGAATATCGGGCGGCTTGTGATGCCCTGCTGAAATGGCGGTTCCAGGCCGGGCGCGACTGCAAGCTGTCGCAGAACTGGGGGCCGAAAGGCTGCCGGGGCGTGTGGACGCGCCAACAGGAGCGGCATGCCAAGTGTATCGCCGCCCAGGAGTGAAGGGTATGAAGGAGAGGATCGTGGACGCCCTGCTTGCCGTAGCCGCCTTGGCGCTACTGGCTGGCATGGGGTTTGTGGCGGGGCGAGCCTCAATGCTGCGCGAGTACGGCGAGCTGGCTGGCCAGGTGGAGCAGCAGAACCAGCAGGCCGAGAGGAAGCTGGCCGAACTGACTGCGCAACGGGACATAAAGCAGGCGGCGCTGAACAAGGCCGCTGCCGATCAGGAGAGGAAGGATGCAGATGCGAAAGCTGAAATTGATCGCCTTGCTGGCGAGCTTGAGTCTCGCCCTGTGCGCGTGCGGATCGTCACCAGTCCAGCCGGGAGTTGTAGTGGAGGCGCCGCAGGTGACGCAGCCGCCAGTGCCGAAGATCGTGCAGGAGACGCCGGCACGGCCGACGGGGTACTACCGGCAGAAAATACTCGGCGCCTTAGCGCAGCCTTGAGCGAAGTCGAGATATTGAGCGCGGCCTACAGTTCGTGCAGGGCCAGGCTGATGCCCTGAAAACAGGGGTGTTGGGTATTCAGAACGCCCCGGTCGGTGGCGACTACTGTAGGAAAATACAGGTCGTAAGTTATTGATTTTTCGTGTACTTTTGCCGGGTTTTTAGGCGCCTTGAATTACCCTTTTTTCCTTGCGCTTCAATAGGTTAGGCATGGCTTGCCGCCATCTTGACATGGTGGGGGTCGTTGGTTCGAGTCCAATTGTGCCTACCAAATCGATAAAAAGGGTCGCTCAGGCGACCCTTTTTTGTTCCTGCAATTTAGTGGCTTTGGTTTTCTCGGGCGCTGTTGCAGGAAATTGCCTGATATTCGTATGGATGTCTTGTCAGAGGGCGGTGCTTTCTGGAAGCATCCGCAACCTTACTTCCAGTGACTTGGTTCGGTTCTGGTTGGCCCGTAGCAGGGCTCCTGCCATCGTTAGGCAGATACGCCGCCGAATCGCTTCCTGGCTCATCCCAACCCACGTGACCTTTGGTAGGGGTCACCACTAGGAGAGGAGGCGCCATGCCCATCATTACTCTTCCCGACGGCAGTCAGCGTTCGTTCGATCATCCGGTATCAGTACTGGAGGTCGCTCAATCCATTGGTGCGGGCCTGGCCAAGGCCACGCTGGCCGGCAAGGTCGACGGCAAGCAGGTCGATGCCTGCGATGTGATCGATCGCGACGCCACCCTGCAGATCATTACGCCGAAGGACGAAGAGGGGCTGGAAATCATTCGCCACTCCTGTGCGCACCTGGTTGGGCACGCGGTCAAGCAGCTCTATCCGGATGCCAAGATGGTGATCGGCCCGGTCATCGAAGAAGGCTTCTATTACGACATCGCCATCGGTCGTCCTTTCACGCCTGAGGACATGGCGGCCATCGAACAGCGCATGAAAGAGCTGATTGATAAGGACTACGACGTCATCAAGAAAATGACACCCCGTGCCGAGGTCATCGAGGTCTTCAGGGCGCGCGGTGAAGAGTACAAGTTGCGCCTGATCGATGACATGCCGGATGCGCAGGCCATGGGGCTGTACTACCACGAAGAGTACGTGGACATGTGCCGTGGCCCGCACGTGCCCAATACTCGCTTC